TCATGCGGCTGTGCTCTGAAATAGCGTCGGTAAGATGTTGACATTGTAGAAAACCTCCTCGCAATAGATTTTTTGAAATAAAAAAGCGCAATTCCGATTTTTGAAAATCAAAATTGCGCTTTTCAGCTTGATAAATAAGAAGATTTCAACCTGTTTGGTACCGAAAGAGGGATAAAACATCTTGACAACACCTAGAGACAGGTTGTAAACTATACATCGTCAATAAAACTCGTTTAAGCAACAGAGTTGCTTCTGGGTGAGAATGCGTCTTTCTTAAAATAAAGCGTTATAACGACAAATATCGTTCATCCTCGCACCTTTGCGTGGGGGTGCGTGAGTGCGTGGTTCGGGAGAGCGCTTGCATGGCATGCAAGAGGTCACCGGTTCGATCCCGGTAATCTCCACCAATGAAGAGCAAAACGAACACGAGGTCACCATTCAAATGGTCGGCAACGTGTTCGTTTTGTTTTGTGAGATTCCAAGCGTTTAATCAAGTTTTAATCAAGCTCTAAGCAAGATCGCACAAACAAAAAATGCCCGCACAATCCAAAATGGAAAGTGCGGGCATTTTCCTTTTTGTGTTAGAATTTTCCGTATTTCGGAAAAACTTGCCGAAATAGAGAGTTTCCTGCCAAAATGCAGACAAGCCGACCACAAATCGGCTAAAATCAGCAACAAAGGAGACCAAAGGCTATGATTAGGATTTTGCTGTCAACCCGCCTTGGCGAACGGCGGATGACACAGAGCGACCTTGCTCGTGTCACAGGGATTCGCAGTCAGACTATCAACGAGTTGTACCACGATTTTGCGGAGCGTGTAAATCTGGACGACCTCGACCTCATCTGTGAGGCACTGGACTGTGACCTCGAAGACCTCATTGTGCGAGAGCCCAACATCGAGCGCAGGGTCAAAGAGGTGCGCCATATCCCCCAGACCGTGAGCAAGTCTCGCAAGAAGTAACCCCCCATCTCCTGCCCGGATGCACGTTATGCGTCCGGGCTTTTTTCATCTTCATCATTGCGCAGCTGGATGGTCTGCCCATCCGGCATGATGATTGCAACCTTGCCGCCGCACAGTTCTGCTGCCTTGATAAGGTCATCCGCCGACCAGCGGTTCATGCGCACCTTGTTGCTCATTGCCTGCTTGCTGCTCATACCGAGGACTTCAGCCAGATCTGTCTGCTTCTTCCCTGTCATGGAAAGCAGCCCCTTGATGATGTCCGACACTGTCATGTGTTCATCCACTCCTTTCATGTATAGAGTACACCAAAATCAATTACTTGTCAACCTCTTTTATTTTAAAGTAAATCAAAAAAAGTTTATCAAAACTATTGACAAGTAAACCAAAAAGGTGTACAATGTAGATGTAAGGCAGAGAGCGAAAGCCCCTTACGGAAAGGAGTGAGGTGAATGGAAGACATGAACGTAACCAAGGCGTTGCTCAAAGCAATCCTCGAACTCATCGAGAAGTGTGAAACGCTGGAAGAGCTCCGTGAGAGCGTCAAGAAGATTATGGAAGAGTAAAAAAAGAAGACCAGCCACCGTCCAAAGCAACTGATCTTCAACACCGAAACAACGGCGAGCCGGGAGCCTTACCCCGGCCGCCCTCTATTTTATCAGAGTAAGGCCAGAAAGACAAGAGGGTAACACAATGAAGTACATCGATATCAACCGCAAGTTCACCGAGACTGTCAGCAACTACATCGCACAGGGCTATATCATCAACACCGCTTCGATGTCCGGCAGTCAGGGCGAGATCGCTCACATCGACCTGACCGACGGTAAGCAGATTGTCCGCGTTCTGCTGGACAGCTTCACCGAATGGGAAGATTACAACCAGCTGGAAGGTCTGAAGCTCGTGGTCGGCATCGCCGCTGACAACGTCAAGTCCAACGATAACCAGCGCGGCGATGTCATCTGGAACAACCGGTTGGATGTCACCTCCTGCGAGAAGTTCTACAAGCTGAGCAGCAACCGCGACGATTCCGTGTTCTACGGAACGCGAGAGGAGGCCACCGCAGCCGATGAAAAGCGTTTCGAGCGCTACTGCCGCCGTGACTGCCGCATCAAGAAGCACCTTCCCGAAAAGGCTTCTCCGCTGGTCAAGGAATTCGTTCGCCGGAAGTTCGGCCTGAAGCGTGTCGTGGTGAGCAACATCCAGATCACCAAGCAGAGCGGCGTGTATACCGTCACCTACAACCAGCACAGCGCACAGCTGCACTAAGGAGGGATGGAAAATGATGAACCCGAATCAAGCGATTGCATATGGTCAGCAGATTGGCGTAAAGTTCTATGTTCGCAATTCCAATGGTGGCCTCATGGGTGGCACCAAAACCCGCAAGCAGGCTGAGGCCATGAAGAAGGATTTCGAGGTGCGCTATAAGAACGACGCTTTTAATAAAGATTTGAAGTTCTACATCGAGGAGGTTTAAGCAATGAAACTCAACGGCATCAAAATTAGCGAACGGCTTCTTGAGGGAGCGTTGATCAATATGCTTCAGGTCGGAAGAAATGCTGGAGCGTGGGCAGGAACTCGTTATCGGTACGATGTCAGCCAGAACTACAAGACCGACGATGAGTATATTGATGAGGATGACTTCAAACTCCGAATTACGAAGCTTGCTTATCCGCATTACATCGTCGCCGAGGCGGAATTTAGCAAGGAGAGTGAAGTTTACCAGAGGGCGCTTGCACGAAAGGCTGCACTCGATATGCGGAAGGAGGAGCAGCAGCCGTGAAATTCTACCACGCAACGACAAGCACAGCGGCAGAAAGCATTCGGAAGGATGGCGTCATAAAGGCGGGTGCCATGGGTGATGTTTTTCTCTGCCGGAATCCGCTGGATGCTTGCAAGTTTCTTATTCTCCGCGGGACACCGGTTATCTACGTTGTCGAAGTTGATTTAAGGTGCAGCGAGGTGATCGAAAGCTACGACCATGCAGAGAGTTTTTTCAAATGCAAGGCATATATACATCATGGCGATATTCCCTTGCACGGATTGACACCTGTTCGCGCCTATGATTTTCATAAACTGTTGGAGGATGAAGAATGACGGACGAAAAGATTATTGAAAAGCTGGTCGATGACCAGCAGCACGGCTGGCCGCTGTGCCCCCGCTGCGGAGAGAGGATGCCGGACAAGCTGACCCACGGAGCACTGAGCCGCCACGCCAAGGGCGTGTACATCTGCGAGGCTTGCGGTACCGATGAAGCCCTCCGGGACTGGGGCGGCAACGTCAAGCCCTTGTCTGACTGGGTGCTGGTTCGCGTGTACAACGGAGATTTATGGAAAGAGGCGAAGTAAAATGAGTAACATTGAAAAATTTGCTCCGAGGTTGAGAATGCTTATTGATGCAAAGGGAATCACCGTGCGTTCGCTGGCGAAGGATTTGAATGTATCGGTCGGAGTTTTGTCTGATTGGCAAAACGGAAACAAAACCCCAAGAGGAGATTCCATTATGAAACTCGCGGAATATTTCGGCGTCACCGCCGATTATCTGCTGGGTCTGACCGACGCAAGCGTGATAGATACCGATATTAGAATTTTGTGTGACACTACCGGTCTTTCCGAAAAGGCAGTCAAGATACTTTCTGGCATGGAAAAGTCGGACGTTGAAAAGCTGTCCAAGTTGATTGAATTCTACAACACCATCCGATAAACAAAAAAATCCCCCTACACTGGCCCGAAGGTCAATGCAGGGGGATTTTTGCGCGCTACCGAGGTAGCCAAATATAAAATCAAGAGTGGACCATGCCGAGCCACTCTCTACAAAAGCCGAAGCTTTTCAAGTGCCTCTATTTTACACGGCACTCATGCAGCAGTCAAGACTTTTTGCCCAGTGCTGCGGTCATAACATCAAAGGCGTGTTCGATGACGGCATCCAGCACCTCGTCGGTGATGGCCCAACGGATAGCCGCCGGGCACTTGGCGCGGAGAGCAGCGAACACCTGCTTCTTCTTCTTGGCGCCCTGACCGCTGCCCATGATGGACAGCTCGGCCTTTTTGACCAGTTCCAGAGCCAGATCCTTGACAGTGGCCTTGTAGCCCAGCCGGATACCGCCGACTGCCAGAGCAACGAAGCCCAGCAGCATCAGAGCGATGGCGATGGGTGCGGGGATGAAGTTCAGCATAGCTTCCATGATATTGCCTCCTATAAGTATCAGCGGCGCGGAGAGCCACCCCTGCGCCGTTTTGTCGTGTTGGTTATATCGGATGTTTCACAGGTACTTTGAAGCCCCGGAAATGGCCTGCCAGCTGGCAGGGCCGCAGATGCCGTCCACCGTCAGTCCATGAGCCTCCTGCGCTTTCAGCAGAGCGTTCTCTGTGCCATCGCCGAAAATGCCGTCCGGGGTCAGCCCCAGCAGCCGCTGGAGCATCTTCGTGGCTGTACGGTTTGCATCCCCGGTGCAGCCCCGGCGGATGGTCGGCAGAATGAACTTCTGGTAGGTGGTGCTGGGGTAGTGCCGCGGGGCATCGCACAGCCACGTTGCCTTTGCATCGCGGGTATCGGTGTGTACGATGGCGCAGCCGTCATACCAGTAGATGCCCACCGCCTTGAAATACTGGGCGGCAATGATGCCCAAGGCCACAGGATTGATGCTGCGGTCCACCATGCGCCAGTCTGCCGCCATACCATAGCGGTGCTTGGAATTTGGGCTTCCGCCAACGGTTTTACTGGCATTGTGCGTGATGCAACGGTATCCGCTGGTCACCTTGATGGCCTTGCCCAGCTTATCCCGGATGGCCTGAAGTTTTTCGACCAGCTCCGAATCGACCATCTGGCGGCTGCATCCGCAGGGGCACTTGAAGTCCTTGCGGGTGAAGTTCTTGCTCAGAGCAGATGTGTCGCTGGCCTGATAGACAATGACTCTCATGATTGCGCCTCCTAAAAGCCAATCTGGGTGAACACAAAGCCAATGACGATGCCGAGAATTGCCGTCAGCACATATCCGACCGCCTTTCTCCACATCTCACCGTCACGGCTTTCCAACGTTTCAAGCCTCTTGCCCTGTTTTTCCTGTTCCCTGACCATGCTTTCCATGCTCAAGGCCAGCTTTTCAACAGAGGTGGACAGTGCGCCCATTTTGCTCACGCTTTCTTCCAGCAGAGCAATCCGTCTGTCCTGACGAGAGTTTTCTTCTTCGAGCCGCCGCTTGAACTCCTCATGCTCGGCTCGCGTGATAGGCTGATCCATCTGAACCTCCTGTACAAAAAAGGCAGCCACACCCCGGCGGGTGAAGCTGCCAATCGGTTTTATTCTGCTGCATCCAGCATATCTTGTGAGTGGCGAACCAGAACGTAGTCCTCCAGAATCTGATTTCGCAGGGCATCGTTGTTGCAGCCCTGCATCAAGCCCAGATAGCTCTGAATCACGCTCAGGGCGTACTCAAGGGGAACCTCGCCGCGGGCGTAGGCCTCTCGGACATACCGAAGATGCTTCTTCATGCCGAGAGAAGTCTGCCGCCGCAGTTCAATTTTTTCAGGGGAAATTTTGCGGCCGACGAACTCGACCGCATGGCCGAGAGGAATAACGGCAGTTTTATTGTTGAGCTGCAAGCCGAGATTTTCACGGAGATATCCGTCAATCTCTTCCACTGCCTCCCAAGCTGCCTTTTTTCCATCGACCAGCAGAAGCATATCATCCATAAACCGAGCATAGTACGGAACGTGCATTGTGCGCTTGATGTAGTGATCCAGAGGCGTGAGAACAACATTTCCAGTCATCTGGCTTATGATTGACCCACACTGCATTCCAACACCGGATATGCGTTCAGCCGTGGTTACGTCGGTGCAGTCAACAGGAAGCCCCAACGGACGACCATCCGCCCGGACGGCCGTTTCGAGAAACCACACCATATCTGGGTCGTCCAGCGGGCGAGTAAGTTCTCGCAGCTGAACATCAACAGGAATCCGAAAGAAGAATTTGGCAATGTCAAGCTTGACGACCCGCCAATCTCCATTCATCCTTGCTGCATTTCGCATCCATTGCTGAATGTCAAAAGCCGCCTTTAGAGGCCCTCGTCCATCGATGCTTCCGTAGCTGTACTCGTACATAGACTTCAAATAGATAGGCCACAGAACATTGTAGGCTCCGCAGTTTATCACTCGGTCATAGAACGGCAGGCTGCTGATGATGCGCTTCTTGGGGTAGTATTCATAAAATTGGTGAAGTTCGCCAACATGATATTCATGCCATTGGAGCTGATTCACCGAGTTTATCAAATTTTCCTCAAGGTGGTCGGTGTACCTAAGCACACATCCCTGATAACGCCTGTCTTTACTTGCCTTACGGTAACCGTCATACAAATTGTCGAACGTTGCAAAACGCTCGAAAACGTGTCGGTGCTTTTCCAAAAAATCCAACTCCTTGAGGTCGCCGAACAGCGTGCGCCGTACGCTTATAGCGTCGGAACGCAGACTGCGAGGCTAATATTTTTAGGCCGCGAAATGCAACCAAGGGAACCAGCCCCTTTATCACCTCTGCACTGAGAGCAAGCCCTTGAGCTTGCAGTATCTGGCTTGGAGGCAAAGCGGCGCGGAAACCGATATCATCGTCCACGTTGGACCGCGGGTTGTTGCCGTTGAACGAGCCGAGGCCGTTGGAGGGGTTGTTCCAGCTGCAACCAGAAAAGAAAGCGCGTGACGGCTGGTTCCCTATGTTTTCGAGTTGGCCTTGACGGTATTGAGCCAACTCCCCAACAACTTTCCGATTTCGACAAGCTGCTTGCTCCATACCTCGTACTTGTGCATAGAAACAAACCGCAGTCGAAATGCCACACGCAGGTAGTGCTGCAATTTTGTGTTTGCAACGTCCAGTTCCTGCAACGTGGTCTTTTTGAAGTATTTTTTCTGCGCTTCCACAGCCTTTTCAAGCATCACATCCATAACGAGTTTTATGTCGGCTGCCATCGCAAACTTTTCGGATTTTGGGAACTGCTGGAGTACAGGATACGCATATTCCATCATATCCTCGATTTTTTGTAGGGTCGGACCAGTAAAAAGTTCGTCCTGTTTTCCTTCCATGCGGTAGACCTCCTTCCGAACGCGGGTCAGTATAACAGAAAACAGCTTGAAAATCTGCTTTTCGGTGGATTTTACCGAAAAAACGGCAAAATCCACCGATGCAGAAAAAATCAATTTTATAAACGACCCCGCTTCGCGGGGTCGAGGGGAACGTGACTGCGCTACCGCGCAGTCATCAGGTCACAGACGGCAGTTTGCAGTAAGCGGCGCGGAAACCGACAGCATCGGCCACGTGGGACCGCGGGCCGCCGCCGTCGAACGAGCCGAGGCCGCGGGAGGGGCTGCCCCAGCTGCAACCAGAAAAGAAAGCGCGCTCCTCATCGCTATTGCGGAACCAACAGGTATGACCTGCGCACAGATCGGAGCTGGAATAAGGCATCATACCCAACGCCTGAAGCAGCAGTTTTGCATTTGCGCCAATGTCCGCACTGCAAGTGATGGAGCCAAACGTGCAGCTAGGCCAATCACCATCCGCATTTTTGTGGGTGATGGTCTTTGCCCACTGAAGTTTGCCGCCCACGATGTCAATCTTGACGGAGTTGGCGGTGGTGCCTTTTCCGTCCGGGGTGATAAAGCTACCATCCACGCAGCTGATAGCTTTCCACTCGGTCGAGGTCGGAGACTGGCTGTGTGCGCTGTCTGCGCCGTTATTGTTGACAAGGAACTGGATTTCGCCATACACAGAACGAACTGCGCCCATCCACTCCCATACGTTTCCAGTCAGACCAGAAATACCGCTGGGGCTGTTGTCATGATACCATGTCAGCGGGCCAGTACCAGTTGCGACACGACCAATCTTATCGCCGCTCATATAGGTCGGGATAGCCTTATAGAACGATTCACTGTCGTGGCGACCATAGTTGTTGTTGCCTTTCGGAACGAAGCCGGCAGCCTCACACATGCGCTGAATCAAGCCCCACTCCATGCGGGTCATCAGGTGCCAGCCCTCGCCCTTAGCCTCGCAATACTGGCGTGCGTGGTCCATATCCAGCGATGCCGCAGGGTCAACGCCGCCAAGAGAGTATGCGCGGCCATCCTGCACGATGTTCTGGTACTTGGAAATGTAGATTGCGTCCACTTCCTGCCCGTTGACGATGAACGCCGGATGCACGGCGGCGGATTCGCCCATGCCCAGCTGCTTGTAGGTCATCTTCGGGATCTTAACCATGATGGACGGCATACCGACATTGTCGTAAATCAGCTCATTGCCGGGTGCAAGGCCAGTGACGGCCAGATTGGTCAGGTCAAAATTTGCAGCCATAGTAGTTACCTCCTATCAGTCGATGGCCCACAGGGTCAGAGTCACATTGTTCATGGAGAACGGAATCGGCTCTGCCGGGGTGCTGTTGCCCATGCGGGCGCCACCCTCGGCGTTCTCCTCGCCGTCTGCGGTCACTTCCTCAATGGGCTCCGGCTGGGTGTACTGGCGGGCAGGGATATCGATTTCTGCCACATAGCTGCGGCCGGCGGCTGCGCCGATGACCAGCTCGCCATAACTGTCGTAGCACACATCGATGTGAATGTCACGGTCGTCCTCGCGCTTGGCGAGGTTGATGGTCAGGTCATCATCGAAGCAGATTTTGTTCTTGACGACCTCGTAGGGAATCTTGGTGCCGGAATTTTTTTCGATAACGGTCATTTCAGAGTACCTCCGATTGCGATGTATTTGATGGTGGCAGACTTTGCGGAGCCGTTGTAGGCCAGCTTGAAGCCGTTGACCAGCTTCTCGCTGACCTCAATATCCCCGACAGGGCCATCGGATTTGACCAGTTCGGTCATAACCAGATAGCTGGTGCTGCCCATGTTCTTGCCCAGCGACACGCTCTTTTTGGAGTTGTTGCAGGGATAGGTACGAGCATTGGTCAGGTCCACGCTGCCGGACACGATCTGCCACGAGTTATCGATAGTGGCCACAGTTTCGTTCAGCTGCCAGCCCTGCTGCCGAACTGTATTGAACATCATGCCGAAAGCGGCATAAATATCCCATACGCCGGTTTCGATGTTATTGAAATGTGCCTGATCCTGAGGGGTGCCCTGCTGCATCACCTTGCCAGCGGGAGTGATGGTCCATGTTCCGTCATGGTTGTCGTTGATGACGTACAGACCGGGCTTGTCCGTTACATGGTCAAGCCATACCGTTTTTGCGTACACGGTCATTCCTCCTTTTTCTTCTCGGTAAAGGTAAAGTCGAACCAGTACAGAATACCAGTCTGACCTGTCGAGATTTTGATGTTTACGTCCTCGTGCGCCCAGACCTGATTGTCCGAGTTGAGCAGTTCCACACGGTTCACCGTAATCTCGCCCAGCCCGGTGATGGACACTCTGGCGCGGACAGTACCATCAGCCAGAATGTCGATGCCGGAAAGCGGAACGGTGTAGTAGGTCGAGCCGACACGGAAACGCGCACAGGCAATGCGCCGTTTGAGATAGCCCCGCAGGTCTGCGAAGCCAGCCGAATCAATCATGCTGCTACCTCCTTAAAAATTTATTCCCGGTGCGCTGCCGCACACCTTTGCGATGTAGGAAACGCCGAGGCCGGATTCCTCGGCAACAAGCCCTCCGCCTGATGTACCGCCGGATGTGGCGGTTGCCGGATGCAGACCAGCTGTCAGGTCGCCGGATGCCGGGGCCGCGTATGTGCTGCTGCCGTCTGCGGTCTGCACAACAACATACCCCGCATCACCGAAGCCCTGCGTGGCCGTCTCCGGGTAGGTTCCAGCCAGTTTCTCCGGTGCATAGGCTCCACCATTGTCCACTGTCAAAACCTCGATTTCCGAGGCGGCAGTGTGCCCCTGTGTGGCTGTGGCCGGGAACGTGCCAGCGTCAAGCTGCCCGGTGCGGGGGTGAGCGTAGCTGCCGCCGAACTCGTCCGTAACGATGATGATATTCCCAGCGGAGATGCCGCCCTGTGTGGCCGTTTTGGGGAAAGTGCCGCAGCGGCGCACCGCATACACGATATAGCCGCTGCTGGTCACGATCTCGATGCCGAACGTGCTCTGGTAGTACATACCATCGTTGTGCGACCGCAGGCTCTTGTAGTAGCCGATGGCCCACAGCACACGTTCGGTGCTGACGTAGGACGCATCGGAGCCGCTCATGTCCAGCATGACCCGGAAGTGGTACGGTTCGCCGCCATACTGCCACCATTCCTCCAGCCGGGAGCCGGGATAGATAGCCCGGATACCCCGCAGCACAGCCCCAGCGGTTCCCCGGTGACGATGGATGTAGGGCGCGGACTTGATGGTGCGCCGCTTTGCAGCGAGGTCGTAGTCGTGGTCGTACCAGTCTACGGCGAAGTCCTTTGCCAAAATGTCCAGCAGGTCTTCCGGCAGCTGGTCGATGCGCGTGTAGATTTGACCGAGGTTGATTTCATCCAACCGCTGCTCCAGCACGTTGGCGATAGAGTGCGCCAGCGCAACAATCTTCGGGTCTTTCTGGAGCGCAAGCGGGAAGGAATCCATCATCCGCTCGGCGGTCAGGCCGTTATTCATCCTCGTACCCTCCGCTCTTCACAGTGACCGTGCCCACCTTTGCTACCTGCGGCACCTTGTCGGAGGTCAGGTCAACGGACGGTTTGCCATCTTCCAGCGGGGTAAAAACGGGCTGTTGCAAGTCCACGCGCTTGATGCCAACTTCCAGCAGCAGATACCGCAGCTTGTCCGGGTTGATATCCCGGCCCATCTTGCCAGACTGCCAGCTGATGTACTGCTGCACAGCCTCGTTTACGCGGGCTTGTGCATCCGCGGCAGAGATGTCTCCATCGCGGGTCAGGTAATAGGTCAGGTCGATGTTGTAGTTCACCACATCAGGATCACCAGAAATGACGTGGTCCGTCAGAGGCCGTACCTCATCGGCAGAGCAAACCTCCACCATCGCTTTCTTGGTTTCGTCCGGGGCAATGCTGCCATCATCCATGACGGCGTACAGGCAGACAGTGCCGGGGCTTGGGCTGTTCGCCACCACATCGGCGATTTTAGTAGACACGCTCTTCGCGAAATACTTGTAGCTGCCAACAGGCCCTGCACTGGACCACGCTGCCTGACTATCAAGCAGAAGCTGGTAGAACTCGTCATCGTCCGGGGCATCGCTGCCGTTTGCGCTGGCCGTGACGTTGGAGCAGCCAGAATAGTAGTCGTACACATCAACAATGGTGTTAATGTCGCCGACCGCAAAGTCGTTTCCGACAGTGCCGGAGGTCTGGCATACCACCGTAACGTCCGTATAGGTCGAACCAATAGGCACATATTCATCTGCCGTGGTTGCCCAATACAGTGAGGCGTTTGCGTCCGTGACGCGAGTGCCGGAAGGAATGAGGATTGCACTCTGCCGCGCCTCGCTGATGTTGAAGCGCATGGTGCAGGTTGCCGCAGTGGGCTTTGGACGCTGCTGCAAGTAGAACAGCTCCGCCAGCGCATCCAGATTCTCACCCTCTGCCCGGCTGGGTAGATTCTGGTTATCAGCGTGGTTGTTGAGGGCACGCTCGTAGATTATCGCGTCCTCAATCCACGAGATGAACAGCCGTTCCGGGCTGCCGGGGCGCACGGATGTGCCAAAAAGCTGCTCATACCCCGCACAGAGCAGCGCATCCAGCTCGTCAACGTCGGTGCTGATGAACTGGTGGTCTGCGGTACTACGCATTGATGCTCACCTCCACAACGGGAAGCATCGTTCCGGGGTTGTCCTTGGAGGATTTGAACGTAGTCCCCATATAGGTGGCTCTCGGTTCAAACCGTTCGATGGCTTCCTTGATGGCGGCGCAGAGCATAGGCTGCGCCACGTTTTCCGGGCGGTCAAGAATATCCGAGATGTCGATGCCAAACTCCCGGTAGCCCGGCACGGTGCCTTTCGGCGTGGATAGGATGACGGCGATGTTCTGCAGAACGCTGGCCACGGTATCCTGCTCGCCGAGGGAAATGGCGGTCAGGTCATTTGCCGACACCAGATAATTGCTCATAAAATCGCCTCACTCTCTCGGATATTCCAGTAAAGTGACACTCGCAGTAATCCATGTCGGAACGCCGAAAGCGTCTGTGTACTTGGTCTTGAATTTCACGGATTTGATGACCCACCGATAGCTACCGAAGACTTCGTTGCCGAGGACAAACGGCAGCGTCGTGTGATTATCGACATACCCCTTCAGGATCTCGCGCTGCTTGCTTGGAGCCACGCCAAGGTACGCCGAAAGTTCAATGTCGAACGTGATGGTGTCGGCATCCGTGCCCGTAAACTCGGCCAGAGCCTTGCCTCCGGCTCGCTGGTGGGTGGTGTATCTGGCAGACACGCTCTGCACCATGTCCTTGATGGTTTTGACGTAACCATCGAACACGGCAAAGATAATGTCTCCGAGGCATCCAACAATCACGGATAAATCCCTCCCAACACGAAGCCGTCAGCGTTGAAGCACGGCAGGTACAGACAGATCACGATGTCATCAATGGCGGGCACCCACCACACCACATGGGATTTGTGCTGGTGGTTGGTCGAGTTGTCCGCTCCTGTGACCTTTTCCTCTTCGTCCCAAATCTGGCGGGTACCGTTCTGGGTGTTGAGGATTTTCAGTGGATACGGAGCCGGGTGCGTAAACTGGTGATCATGCAGCCCCGCCTCCTCGGTGTATACGATAGCCTTGTAGTGCTGCATCACAGGCAGCCAGCCAGATGTAATCCCGGTGTCCTCGAACTTCACGCGCACAAGGCGTTTTTTCTTGTTCACATCGGTGACTTTCCCGATGCGAACATCGACGTTCACGTTCATCAGTAACCTCCCAGCGTATGACGGCCAGTGACTTGCGTCGTGTACCCGCCGGAGCCGGACACCGTGTGCTTAGACTGCTTCACGATGTACTTGCCGTCCCACGGTCCGAACTGGTCAGCGTTGAACGTCAGTCCAGCAACTTTTCCGGGGTCGCCCGGATAGGTAAAACTTATCTGACGCTCATACTTGTTGTAGAGCCGGAGTTTCTTTGCAGCCAGTTCTTTCGCCTCTGCCTTGCTCGTGACCGGGGCGTAGACTTCCAGCTGCTGATTGGTCTTGCTCTTGGCATCGTAGTCCTTAACGTAGGCAATGCCCTCGATTGCCTTGCCATCAGGCCCAACGTAAGATACCCGGCAGGACGCATACTGTGTTCCAGCCTGACCGAGTGAATGACTATACTTGATATAGCTTTTGTCGCCCAGCGTGGTAGTCCACACAGCGTCCTTGCCCTCGTACTCCTGCTGGTCAAAGATGACGATTTTGCCATCAGTGCATTTCAGCGACAGCCCTGCATCGTGGCAAAGCTGCTGCAAAAAGTCGATGTCAGAGCAGCGGTACTGCTCCACACGCTTGTACTCAGGGTCTTTCTTTGCAAGAAACTGGGTCGTCATGCCGTTCTTGGATGCCATTTCATTGGCAATGCCGGACAGCTTGTACTTTTCCCAGCCCTTGCTCTGCTTGGTCTGCCGGATCTGGCTCGTGTAGGGCAGCCCAATGGCCTTGATGGTGATAATGCCGGGCGGTCCAGACGCAACCACGCTGTCCAGTTCAAAGGTTCCGCAGTCCAGTGCTTCATCTTTGCCATCACTGTGCCAGTTGCAGGCGGTGATGGTAGCCCGGATTTTCAAGCTTTCTTCTCCGCTGCCGGAGGAGGAGCCAGAAGAGCCGCTGCCAGACTTGCCGGAGATCTCGCTGGCATCCACCCAGCCGTAGACGCGAGATGTGCCATCGGTGTGGATGACGTGGTACGGATGAAGCGCGCCCTGCTTGATGATGGTGATCTTGGCAGGTCCAGCCTTTGGGTTGCCATTTGCCTTTTTATCAGTGGATGCCTTATAGTGCGGACCGCCAAGGAACTGCACCACATCGCCGACCTTGTAGCCATCGGAAGATGCAGCCGATACATCGCCGTCTATCATCTTCTGGAGCCAGTCGGTCATCCAGACGCCCTCACGGTCTTGGAGTTTGATTTGCAGGTCATCGCTGGCATCTTCCTCGTTGTCCGTAAAGGATAGGGAGAGCAGGTAAGGAGCGATGCTGCTGGTAATATCCACACCGTCAAACTCCACCGTACACTCGGCATGGCGGGCAGTATTTTCATCACTCATGTGACCACCTTCTTCCACGGCGGCAGGGTCGAACTGGTCTTGGTTTCGATTTCCGGGAGCGTCAAAACGATTCCGGCAGGAAACTCAAAATAGTTCAGATACTGCGAGTTCGCAGCCATCAGGCGGGGCGCAAGGGCGCAGCTGCCGAGCTGCGTGTATGCCACGCTGTCCCAGCGGTCGCCCTGCACGGTGGTGTAGGTTTTGCTCATGCGTAACCCCTCCTGAAATTATCGGTGTCGTTGTCGCTCACGATTTCCAGCACAGCTTCCCGGAGGTCGTCATTCTGGGAGTTCAGGACGCTTCGCAGTTCATCCGTATCTCGCATACCGTAGATGTGGTAAACAGGCGCAACGGTGATAGGAGCCGCGCTGCTGGTGTTGGAGCCACCAGATGCAGAGCCGCCGGGCAGCTGCACTTCCGTAACGGAGCGGGTTTCACCGCCGTTGAAGTAGGCCGAATTGCCGCCATTGACAGTTTCTACATATCGGTTGTACTCCTCACGCAGAGTCTGGGCTTCCTGCTCCTCACGGATGGCGTCCCGGACGGCAGACAGGTCAATCGCATTTGTGCTGGTGATCTGTTCCAGCTGCCGCGCCTCGTTGAACGCTGCGCGGGTCTCCGGCGCGGTCAGCACGGTTTCGCCGCCGTTGAAGTAGACCAGCTCCGGGCCGTTCTCGCCAACGATGGCAAAGCCCGGCGCAGCGGATTCCGTGCCGACTGCATAGCCGGGGATGTTTCCGTTCTTCTGGTCGATGTTGTAACGCTTATTCGCCCCGGCCAGCGCATCAGAGGCAGCGTTCGCCACCTTTTCGTATGCCTCCTTGACACGAGGCATCATGCCCTCTGCGCCGTCGATAAAGCCCTGAACGGTGGACTGTGCGCTCTTCATGGCCTCGTCGTTCAAGTCCATGTCGGCCACACTGTCCGCCACATTCTGCGCAATCTCGTCTATGGCATTGCTCATGCCGGTTTCGAGGTCGGCCATGCTCTCGCTGGTGGTTTTCTGCGCCTCCTGCAAGGAACGGTAGTTCTCGACCATCTTTGCGAGGTCGGAATCCGACGCAGCTGCCATGCCAGCAATGGCGTTTACAGAATCCTTGCTGCCATCGGCGAAGCTGGCGATAACATCGCTCAAACCGTCAATATCGGCAGCGCGTTCGGTTAGGCTTTCGAGGTTCTGGTTGTAGTTGTCCCAGTAGGTGATCTGGCTTTCCAGCGCGGAGTTGATGCTGGATGCAGAGGTGGCGACGACCTTCTCAGCGGTATCCCACAGGCCGTACTGCTTGCTGATGCTGTCATAGGCCGCATTGTAAGCGTCCGTGTATGCCGAAACGAGTTCCTGAATCTCCGCCTCGGCACTATTGATAACATCGGTGACGGCCTGCTCCTGTGCAGCCACATCGTTTGCGCTGTTGGCGGCATCCTGCTGCGCTGCGTTCAGGGAATCGACTGCATCCTTGGCTTCCTGATACTCGGCCTCAGCTGCATCGATGGCTTCCTGATCCTTCTCCACGGCCTCGGTGTAGTTTTCGACTTCATGCTGGGCAGTGGCGAGGTCTTCTGAGTAGCCCATGTACTCGGTGCGCAGCTGCTGCACATCCTCGCCCATGGAACGCCAGGGAATATCCTGAACTGTGCCATAAGTGGACTTGAATTGTTCGTCCGTCATGCCGAGCGTGGAAAGCAACTTGCTGTAGGTTGCGTCCATGCCGGCATTGGATTTTTCGACCTTTGCCTGTGCAGCAGACAGCTTCGCTTCATTCGCCGCACTTTCGACCAGCACATCGTTGTACTGCTCGTAGATTCCGTTCAGGTACTCTTGCCGAGCCTGCGCTTTTACATCGTCCGCATAAGCATTCGCGTGCTGGCGCAGAGCTTCTGTGCCGCCCTTGATGGAATCCGTTTCAAGGTCAATATCATCAGCCAGACTGGGTACCAGCGCAGACAGACGGGCAAGGGTATCGTGATACTCAGCGTTCCCGGCAGTATTGCCGTTGGTGGCAGCTTCGATGGCCTCTAACTTGCTGATGTACTGGTCCGCGACACTGGCAGTGGCTTCCATGTTGGACAGCGTGGAATGGTAGGTGTCGCTGACCTCGTCCATGCTACTGCCCATATCGCGGGCTGCGCTGGTCAGTTCTCGCACATGCGGGACACCATCGTCTGCTGCGCCGGAAATTCCACCGATTACGGCAGCGAGAGCCGTTCCTGCAATGACAACGCCCGCAAGAACAGGAGCCGTCACTCCAAGGGATGCAGAGAACAGGCCCATAGCTGCGCTGCCAATTTTTATTGCCGCAGATGCGGCAGTCATAACGCCAAGGAACCCTCCAAGAGCGACAGTTCCGGCCGCAACCGCCTTGACTACACCGGGATGTTCCTCAACGAAGCCCTGCATCCAGCCCAGAACTTTAGCCCCGACATCGTACAGCTTGGACAAAGTCGGGGTCAAATCCTCGCCGATGGCGATTTTCAGGCCGTCAGCGGCAGACTGCATCAGAACCAGCCTACCATTCATGTTGTCGAGCATGGTGCCAGCCATCTTGTCGGCAGACCCGGCGCAGTTGTTCAGGGCTTCGGTGTAGTCGGAGAACGACTGCCCGCCCTCGGCGGCGGCCTCGCTGCACCCGGCCATGATGGTTTGCAGCTTGGAATACTGGTTCGTGCCAGCGATAGTCTTGGCAAGGTTGGCCTGCTCTTGGTCGGTAAGGTCACCCCAGACCCCAGCAATCCCGGTAAGGATGCTGGACAGGGACTGCATATTGCCCTGTGCATCGTAGATGTTCACGCCATAGTTCGCCAGTTCGTCACCGCACTTTTTCGTGTTGGTGGCAAGGCGGGTAAAGATGGCGTTCAGGGCTGTGCCAGCCTCGCCGCCCTTAACACCGGCATTGGCCATGGTAGCCAGAACTGCGGTGGTTTCCTCGACAGAGTAGCCGAGGGATGTGGCGGTGGATGCACACGCCTTGTATGCCTCGCCCAGCTGGATCACGTCCGTGTTGGAGTGAGCCATGGCGTAGGCCATCACATCGACAAAGTGAGTGGTGTCAGAGGCTTTCAGACCAAAGGCGGTCAGATAGTCGGTGACAATATCGGACGCTTGCGCCAGATCCATGTTGGCGGCAGCAGCCAGATTCAGCACCGGGCTGATACCCTCCAGCATAGACTGGGTGTTCCAGCCCGCCAGAGCCATGTAAGATAGAGCGTCAGCCGATTCGCCAGCCGTGAACTTGGTGGTTGCGCCCATCTCCTTGGCCTTGTCGGACAGGGCTTCTAGTTCATCGCCGGATGCGCCAGACAGGGCTTCGACGTTGCTCATGGATGCCTCAAAATCACCGGCGGTGTTGATGCAGTCCATGTATGCGTCTTTGATTTCATCAAGGGCTTTTGCGATGCCAGCCGTAGCGAGCACAGATTCAACGGCATCGATGGCTTCAACTGACTTCTTTCCGAAGTCAGTTGCGCCCTCTCCGGCTTCGTCCATGGTCCTTTTAAGGTCAATCTGCTGGTCTTTCAGCTTATCGACCTCGGTTTCCAGCCGGGTGGTTTCTGCTGTCAGCTGCGTGGTGTCCACGCCAGCTTCCCGCAGGGTGGTCCCGGTGGCGGCCAGCCGCTGCTCATAGGTGTGCAGGGAGGTCGTGGTCTTGTCGATCTGCGCCTGCTTGGAAATCAGCTTGTTTTCCAGCGCAGAGGAATAGCCCTCGGTCTCCTGAATCTCTTTCTGGATGTTGTCGTACTGCTGCTGCAAGACTGCCAGCCGCTGCTTGGTGGAGTCAACGGCCTGCTGCTGCTTCTGGTACGCGGTTATGTCGGACTGTACCTTGTTCAGCTGCTGGATTCTGTTCTGTGTTTCCACGAGAGCCGACTGTGCAGCCTTGAAGGTGCTGGAGAAGTTGCTGTTCTGTTTGGCGGACAGGTTGAACAGCAACTCCCATTCTTTTCGAGCCACTACTTCGCCTTTCTCGCCTTTTCGCGCTCGGCAACAATGGCATTGTTGGTATCAATCCATTGCCGCAGTTGATACAGAGGCATTGCAAGCCAGTATGGTGCAGGGGTGTTGTTGCCCTGCGCCATCAGAAGGGCTTGCCGCCGCAGCCACTCTCCACCATCATCAGTTACACATCCGACAGCATCAAAAAATTTCTTGCTTTGGTGCGGATGGTGTTGTAGTCCCGAATGCTCATTGCGCCGATAACGTCAACGCCGATGGGTTGCGTACACGCCCGGCAGGCCATCCGAATCAGATAGCCCGCACTCATGCTCGGCACGATAACCGGCTGGCGCAGAGCGGACATTTCAGCCTCGATTGCAAGCGAATCGTTGCCGGTCAGCTTGCCGAAGTCAAACGTCAGGGTGTCGTACTTCTTGCCCTCATACTCAAACGGCTGAATGAGCTTGTGGACGTACACATAAGGGTCAGCGGCAGCTTTATTCGCAGCGGCGATGGCTGCATCGTACTCCTTATCGCTGATGGTGGTGTTCATAGCGGCTGCTCCTTTCGCAGTTAAAAAATAGGCCGGAGCCGCAAAATGCAGCCCCGGCATAACGATTGGCTCTGATTACTTGCCCAGCGCCTTGCGGACAGCTGCCAGATAATCCGTGCCGTTGATGTAGCAAATGAAGTTGGTGGGGTCCAGTTCACGCACCTTCTTGCCATCGAGATAAGTTGCCCAGTAGCGGACAGCGTACTCGCCAGACCCGTTGGCGGGAGTCGCCGGGGCGATAGTGCCGCCCTTGGTGGACTTCGGGATGACGACCATGACGTGCTTTTCGGAACGAACATCAACGGTGCCGTTGATGTTGTCCTCGTACTGGTTTGCCACGCGGAGGTCAATCTGATGGCGACGGATCTCTGCCAGCTTGACCGACTGCGGCGTGGTAGTGCGGAAGTTCAGGCCAAGGGTCATGGCGTCCAGATGGCCCATGATGATAGCCTCAATGTTGCCGCCAATGCCAGAGCCGGAAACGGTCTGGGTCAACATGGTAACATCGGGCAGAGTAACCTGTGCCATGCCCTCGTATTCGATGCTATCCTCATAGACAGCAAAGTTGATAACAGACTGGTCCATAGATATACCTCCTCTTTAGGACTGGAGTGCGCTGGTCACATAGTCAGCGTCATACTCCAGCACGAAGTCGATTTCCTGCGCCGGAGAGGGCGGGGTCATGTAGACGTGCAGCTTGATTTTGCCCGCCATCAGGCTGGTCAGAGGGTTCTCGCTTTCCAGCATCTCCACGCGGGCGCCCAGCAGGTAGCCTGCACCGACCAGACCGTTCAGCCAGATGTTCGCGCTGTCCAGAATGGTGTCGATCAGGCGGCGGTTCATCGGCTTGTCCAGCTTAGACCAGAAAGTCTTGATAAGCGTGTTGGAAACATAGTCGAACATCCGGCTGATGGGGATGAAGTAGTCCTTCACGTCAGTGGACTTGGGGTAGCACGCAGTATGGTTGCCCCATGCGGTCCAGCCACCCATGAAGTTCAGGAACGTGCAGATACCAGCTGCATCGACCACGTTTGCCTGATTGTAGGTCAGATTGATGACGTTGCCATCGTCATCGCACAGACCATCAATATGGACAGTCTTGTTGGAAGGGCTCTCGTAGGGGATGCCGCCATTTTTGGTGTCGGTCTCCGCAAGGCAACCCGCCATGATGGTAGAGCCGTGGAACTTCTTTTCGCCCAGAGTGCCGTTAGGCCAGCACAGAATGGACTTCTGGTCGTAAGTGCCAGCGTTCTTGGCCTGCACTGCGGCAGTATAGGTCTTTGCGGAAATATCCACCAGAGCCTTGCCAGAGAACATACCGTTGATGGAGCCCGCCTTTGCAGCCAGCGCAGCAGCAACGGTAGCCTCCTTGGAGAAGCCGGGTGCCATAATCAGGTCAGGCACAATGCCGAACATCGTCAGACAAGCCTCGACCTGCTCTACGGCAGCTGCCACAGCCTCTGCCTCGGCGTTTTCTGCGAGCGGCAGGAAAATGACCGGCTGGCAGGCACACAGCTTGAAGTGATAGTACATCACCTCGCAAACGGTGAACTTTGCCCAGTCGTTGTCATAACCCAACTGTTCCTCCGCTTCGGTGTAGCTGGTGCACAGCACAGGGGTGCCAGCGGTTGCAGCGGTTCCAGTTGCCTTGGACAGCGGTGCAGTACCGATGACAAAGGGGATGCCGCAGGTTGCGGCGTTCGGGGTCGCCACGGCGGTGTCGGCGCGGCTGACGTTAATACCATGATCTGCCATAGTATGTAATCCTCCTTACTTAGATTTGGCGAGCATCCGGGCATACGCAAGGATAGCCTCGCTGCGTGCTTTTGCCTTTTCGGGCGTGGTGTGAAGCTCGTCCATGTCGATGATGAAATCGGCCACGCCGGGATATTTCTCGGTGGCGATTTTTACATCGTCACGGTCTACCGCCTCCGCAGCAGCGCAGGGGTAAATCGTGTTCTTCTGGATGTAGCCCAGAATGGACGGACCAACGTAAATAGAAACGCCGAACTTGCTCTTCGCAGGTTCGGCGTTCACGGTATTTTCGGCGGACTGTTCCGCCACGGTCTTTTTTACCGCCATAACTTAATATCCTCCGTTTGCTGCACGGTCGGCAGCTTCCAGTAGGTAATCATCTCTCCGGCATAGTAGGGCTTCGATTCCTCGTCATAGGGAACGCTTTCCAGCTTATGGTCGGGAGAAAGGTCGAGGGCAAACTGATACCGCGGCTTTCCATCTGCCCCGGTGCCGCCCACTTTGCGGACTTTGAGCAGTTCCACACGAAACCGCTCCATCATGTTCAGGAGCGCAAGGTCGCCCTCCTGTTCATCCGGGTTGTAGCAGCAAAAGATAGAGCGCACAGAAACAACTGTGCGCTCTTCGCTGCCGGGCTGCTGTTCAGTAGCCAGTGGGATGACACGATGGATGATGTAGGGGGCTTTCTTCTTGGCCGAACGGCTGTCAGGAAGCCGCATCATGTAAACTTCCGGGGCACGGTAGGCCTGTTCGGTATCGCCCTGCTGCATGGCCACCGGGAGAATCATGTCGGCCATGATTTTCTCGGTAAAGGCTTTCAGCTGCTCAAGCAAAACAACGCTGGTCATGTCAGACACCCCATCCGTTCAGAATTCGTGTGATTTCGTGCTCGATACGCTCCTCGTAGGTGGATGCCATTTTCTCCTCGATGGAGTCCATGACATTCTCGTTGGAGTACATCATCTGCGGGGTGGCAGGGCCAAACAGTTTCTTGACCGGGAACCGCTTTTCGCCCTGCCGTTCGTAAACGCCGTAGTGGGAGCCCATCTTCGCCTCGAAAGCGTGGTCCAGTGCCTGTCTGGTGCCAGACTTCTTCACACGAGTTACCACGCGGCCGCTGCGGTCCACCTTGGTATCGAAAACTCTAAGGGGGATGACGCTGCCACGGTAGCCGAAGTTGATGGAAACCTCGCCATTGCTGCCCCGCTGGATGCTGTTGATATTCTTTGTGCGGTTGGAAAACTCGCTGCTGCTGATGGTGTACTCCTGCGTGACTGCCCGTTTAGCAACCGTTTTTCCGGCGGCAGCAGCACGAGCCAGCGCAGATCCTACAGCACGATTGGCGCCTCCGGGAATCCCGGCGAGGAGGGCAGACACACGGTCAAATCCTTCCTCTGCAATGTCAACGGTAATGCCAGCAGCTACGCTGTGCATCATGGTGTCCGTTGTCACATCACTCATTCGTCAATCGCCTCCAGTTCCACCCGCAGCATCCCCATCTCGCAGACAGAGGATGCCACATAGTAGTTTCGGACGAATCCGTCCTCGTCAATGCCCAGCTTGCAGTCCTTCTCCGGCTGTTTCCCGCCGAGGGCTGCAATATCGCAGTGCAGCACCCGGCTGACCCGGTACAGACCCTGCGCATGGTCGCTGATGGCCTGACGTACACGTTTCTTTTCAGAGAGGCCTGTCAGAACCAGAGGAACGTCAGGGTATTCCTCTCCATCATAGTAGACCGTGTGCGTTTCGGCGAACTCGTCCAGATTCAGAAAGACGCTGTTCAGGTCTTCCTGCACAGCGTCTTTAAAGGCACTCACGCCGTGGGCATCGCAGCTGCCAGTTCAGGACCATCGGTGCACTCGTCACCGGGCACAACGTCCTCGGCGCAGATAGCCTGAATGAGTGCGTCCTTGGTCTTGAGCTGCTTGGTGTCGATGCCCATATCTGCTGCCAGCTTTTTCAGGTTGGCAACAGTCATGTCGTGCAGTTGGTCGGGGTCGAGGTGTGCCGCCTCAGAGCCGTTCTGCGAGGCTTCGGCCGCGGGGGTGTCGTTACCTTCCGCAGCTGCCGGAATGTCCGCAGGGGCGGTTTCCGGGGAAGTGGGCGCAGAAAACGCGCATTTCGCCACACCCAGCCCGATAAGGCGGGCCGCTTCGGCATCGCTGACCTCGCACCGCTCGCCATGCGCAACAGTGTGAACGCCAGTCTTGGTGGGGCAGCCGTAGCCACCGCAAAGAATTTCAACAATCATCGGTGTACTCCTTTCAGGTCGGACTTAGCCGACCATGTTCTTGGCGCGAATCCACGGAATGTAGTTCTTGGGTGCAGCCAGAGGACGAGACTTCAGGGCGGTCTTGCGAGTGTCGTTTTCCTGATCGATGCTGAACTTCGGAACACGGCGGCCAGAAATGGTGGACTGGATGGTGTCGCCGTAGTTGATCTGAGTGATAGCACCATACATCAGATGGCCGCAGCCGGGAGCCGTAATCACGGCATCGGTCTTGGGGAAGTAACTCTGCTCCTTGTCGGTGGAATCCACATAGGTTTCATCAACAGAAATCAGATTCAACTTGTAGCCGCGGAAGTTGAGGGTGCCACCGTAGACAACACCGTCGTATGCGCTCAGCTGCTGCTCAATCTGGCCGATGATGATGCCGGAATTCTTATCCAGCAGACGCTGAACCTTTTCGAGATTCATCACTGCGTCATAAACATCAGCACCCAGCAGCAGGTCGGCAGCGCGCAGACCACGCTTGGACAGCAGCCGGCACATAGCCGGAACGTCGCCAAAGAAATTGCCACCTTCCTCGTTCCACTTGTGGGCGGCAGTGTAGATGTGGTCGTTCTCGTGGCCGGGATTGTAGAAATTCACGACCTTTGCCTCGCCCTTGGTCACGCTGTCGATCATCTCCTGCATGACGCATCCGTTGTCCAGCATGGTCTGTGCGCACATCCACTCCTCGGTGCGGGTGATACGGCCATCCATGTCAGCCAGATCGTTCTGGACCAGTTTTGCGGCACGCTTGGCAGGGGTGCTGTTGGCATAGATGGCCTCGCCGAAGCCACGCTTCGTCAGGTCATCAGAGGTCAGAGGACGGCTCACACCGATGGACGCAGGCTCAAACTCGTTGACCTCGTAGCCCATGCGCTCCATCGGGATTGCGCCGACACGAGGCGACACAAAGGCTGCCATCTTGCGGTCGCCGTCCATGTACTCGGTCAGCACCTTGTTGGAGCTGAAGATGTCGCCCTCCTCCGTGGGAAAGTAGCGGTCACGGAAAAAAGTCTGCTTGGGCACAATGCGCTTCTGCACGGCCATCAGGGTATAGGTGTCAAAGAAATTCAGTTCAGCAGGCATTGTTATATCCTCCTTACAGTGCGGGTGCAGCGGCCTTGAAGACGATGCCACCGTTGCGCAGGGCATCCTTGTCGGCCTCGGTCATGGTGTAACTGTCGGCCACGGTAACCTTGTTGGAGTTGAAGCAGCCCATCAGGTACACCGGGGCAATCACATCGTCAGTGGTACCAACGGTCACGTCATCACACAGGATGCAGTAAGCGGTAAGCACCTCATTACTGGCAGCAGCGGTGCCCAGCACGACCAGCTTGTTATCGCCAGCAGTGCCGCCGGACTTAGCCAGAACGGTGCCGCGCTTGATGGTATCGGCCTTGGACAGCTTGCGGATGGTGCCGCCGCTGACAACTAGCTTGGGGTTGATGTCGGCAATCAGGCCATCAAATTCCATGGTGCCGAGAGATTTGCTCAGTTCGCTCATAGTAGTGTTCCTCCTCACTTCTTGTCATCGTCGAGCAGTTCGGCGACGGCTGCGTCGGCAGCAGCCATGCGCTCGGCCTGCGTCTTGGGCACGTTGCCCTTTGCATCGGGCAGAGATTCCGGGCTGCCAGATGCAGACGCGCCCGGAACAGCTTCCACACTCTGTGCACCAGATGCGGCGTTGTCCGCTGCCAGATTCTTCAGGAACTCGTGACCCTGCGCAGCAGCAGCCTTGGCGGCGCGGAATGCCAGCTCGCGAGCATCGCAAGCGGTCTCGCCGTACTTAGCCTCCTGCACCAGAGCGGGGTCAAACAGGCTTGCCACCGAATCGATTTCGGCCAGACGGTTGCGCTCCGCGCTCACGGCTGCGTCAACTGCGGCCTGCGGGTTTTCCGCTGCGGGGGTTGCAGGGGTGGGATTTGCATTGTTTGCCATAGTGGATTGTCCTCCTTCGTTGGACTGGGCGGCGGGTGCCGCCGGTGTATTTGCAGCAGCGGCAACAGGTGCAGCCGCTTTAGCCATAGGAATGTTGTCGGGCAACTTTACGCCAGGCATCAGGCGCAGGGCATGACCATTTGCGTAGATGGTCTGACGGTCTGCGCTTGCGGAGATTGCAACGGGTTCAGCATCATCCAGCAGTTCGTCGGCAAAGCCCTTTTCTACGGCCTCTTTGCCTGTCATATAGGTAGTGTCGGCCATCATGTGCAACAGCACAGTTTCAGACATCCCAGTCTTGCGCTTGTAGATGCTGACCTGCGACTTGTCCCACGCATCGTTGGCATCGGCAGCCTTGCGCAGTTCATCTGCGTTGTATGCGCCAAGAACAAAACTCCAGCATTTGTGAATCATCACGAGGCTGGACGGATTTACGCGGACGGTATCGCAGGCGCACATGATAAGGCTGCCGCCACTCATTGCCACACCGTCCACGATGCAGACCAGCTTGGTGCCTTTGGCCGCCAGCTCCCGGAGCCGATTGTGAATTAGGATGGAAACGCCTGCATCGCCGCCCAAACTGTCCATGCGGATGGTGATTTGTGAACACCCCTCAATCTGTGCCAAGTCGTTCAGAAACTCACTCTCAACGATGTACTGACCGGGAATCGGTTCATTGGTCCATCTGTCGATGGGCTGTTTTTCCACGATATCGCCGTACATGGTAATGTCGGCAGTCTGGCCGTCAGTGCTGGCCATTGCGTAACAAGGCCGCTGGATGTTCACCTGCGGTGCGTTATTCGGTTTGGGCATTTTGCTTACCTCCCTGTGTCGTAATGCTGGCGGTGGTTTCGATTGCGCCCTCACTGCCAGCTGCTTTCAGCAGCTCATTTTCACGAGCCAGCTGTTCGGCGTTTTCGGTCCAGTCGCCGCCGCCCATCTCAAGGGTGACCTGTTCGTGGGTCTTAAAGGCGTGGTGCGTCTGGAGAATGGCTGCACTGACTTCCTTGGCGGGGTCAAGACTGCCCTGCACAGGGCCAATCCAGCGGGCGCCGCACCATGCAGCACGGAGCAGCGGGTCATCAAAAAAGCCCGGAGCGATTACTCGCCCACGGGCTACGGCTTCTGCCAGCCAGATCTCATACGCGGGCTGGCAGAAGCTGTCCACCAGCCATGTGCGGCGCATCTTGAACGCCTCCCATGCTTCCAGCAGGGCAGCACGGGAGGCGGAATAGCTGGCGCTGAACTCTTTGAGCAACAGCTCGTAAGGCATCTCGATTGCGCCGCCCATCAGCTTGCACAGCGTTTTGACAAACTGCTCAAATCCGGCGGTCGGAATGTTTGGGTTTCCGAACTTGATGTCTTCGCCCTTGGCCAAATGTTCCACCTGACCGGGGCCCATTTCGTACTCGTTCATGCTGTGGCTGGCATTGTCCATCTGCGGGTTCTCAACAGGAACGCCGCCCAGATCTCCGCTGCCAGTTTCGTTGAACGGAATTGCGTCCTTGGGCGCATCCGACACAATCCACGCCGTGAAGTACGACTGGACAAGTGCCGCCAGCAGTTCGGATTCGGTGTATCTGCGCAGCTGGAGCAGCGGTTCTATGATAGGCGCAACAAGGGGAACGCCGCGGTACTGGTCCGGCCGTTCCGATTCCATGATGTGCAGCACTTGGGGCAGTCCGGTCTTTTTGCCAACGACCTCCACACGCTGCCATACGGTTTCCTCGCTGTTGAGCCACTCGTGCGGATAGGTATTTCGGATGTGGTACGCCACAACGGCACCGCTGCTGTCCACCTCTACACCGTCGAGAATTTTGTTCCCGTTGTCGGGGTTCTTGCCTACGGTGTATCCCAAAATGTCAATCGCGCTGCCGTATCGGTTCGGTGTAGACACCCGGTCGGCCTCCACCAGATGCAGCCGCAGGGCGTAGGGGTGCAGCTTATCAACGTCCCGGATTTTCACAACGGCGAACACATCGCCGCTCATAAGCCAGCTTTTCAGGGCCAGCTGCTGCAATCCGTAGAAGTTGTTCAGCCCCATAGCATCGCAGTTGCGGCGGTTCTCGGCCCAGAGCCGGAACTCGGCCTCAGCCTTGGTCTGCCATTCCTTGGCCGCCTCCGGGGTAAGACCCAGAACGTCCCGGTCGATGGTGGATTTCAGGGTCAGGCCAGTGCCGACCACCTTTGTGCGGTTCGTGTTGATGGCACTTGTGGCGACAGGTGCGCTCATGTAGAGCATCCGGCTGCGCTGCCGCAGGGTGTCGGCGTTGTCGTGTATATCGCTGGATGGCGAATTGCTGTTCGGGAAAAATGCCCGCAGCGCACGCCGCTTATGGCTTGCACCAGCCTCGCTGTATCCGCTGGCCTGCGGCGCAGCCGTTGCACGGTATTTCAAAATATCGCCTCCATAACTTTCAAACTAAGCGGACTGGCTGGGGAAAGGAGTGAAAAGCAGCCAGCCCGCGGCAAAGACCCGGATGGGCCGTTACCCAAAATTGTTACCAGTCTCGCGGAATGATCCCGAACGCTTTTCGCGCGTTCTGGCCGTTCAGCAACGATTCCAGTTCATCGACTTTCTGCTCGGCCTCTTTGATTTCATCGCTAAGCTTGCCGAGGTCGAGCCGGGTGAGCTCACGGTCATCCAGACGGTAGCTTTTCACGCCGTCAGACAGCAGCTTGTTGTATGCCGTATACAGGTTGTCAAGCCGCTGCGTGTGGAATTCCAGCCGCTTTTTGATGGTCGTGGTATTCATATCTCACACCTCACCAGTCGTCCAATAGGCTCTCCCTCTTTTTTCTGTGGGAGGGCTGTGGTTGTTGAATGTTTACTGCTGCCGGGGCATCGACCGCCTTTCCACGCAGCCTTTTCAGGGCACGGTCGATGGCATCGAGGTCTTTCGGCAGCACCTTGTAGGCTGCCAAAGCGTAGTTCCGGCAGTCAAGTGCCTCGTTTCGCTCGTGGCCGGAGATTTTCTCCCATTGCCACGGATTGCGGTGGTTCTCTTTGTACACCAGATGTTCGGACAACAGGCCGTTGAAATAGCCCAGCCCGTAGTCATCCCGGCGTGGGAAATGGCAATACCGGGCACCCGGCTCCTGCACTTTCAAATCATCCATGATGATTTGCTTGCCGGAATCAACGCCCAGCTGGTATTGCCAGCACATACCGACGTAGCGGTTCTGTATCGTGATTTTCTGCTGCTTGGGCGGAGCCGTGAACGGCCTGTCCGAGCCGGGAAAGCCTTTGATGCAGAACACCTTTTTGCCGATGCGCTCATGGCAGCGGAGGCGAACATCCTGCGTGAAGTGGCCGCCCTCGTCCACGAACTTTATGGACACGGGCAGTTCCACGCCATCGGCGAATTTCAGGCGACGGTCGAATACCAGTTCATCAAGCTGCTGCCAGACCTCGTCACTGTCCGGGCGGCCCATGATGATGCCTTTTTCGATGCCCCATGTTTCACCGAAGTGGCCGAAGCCCACGATTTCGTACTCCATGCGGTCATCCTGTGTGTCAACGCCAGCAGTCAGAACCAGCACGCCGTCCGGCAGTTCCGCAGGGTATTCCTCCCTGCGGCCCAGCATGGTGTCCTCGTCCTGCACATCGCCGCGGTCTTCCCACAACAGGCCCAGCCGGGTGTTGTACACGACCTGCATCTTCTTCGTATCGCCCAGTGCGTTCAGGTATTTCAGCACGGTTTCTTTCCATGCAGCCCACTGGGAAACAAAGCTGTTCAGCCAGAAAGAACGGATGCCGTTCTCGTAGGCTGCCGGATTCTCTGCTTGCCAGTGCGCAGGCGCACGTTTCATGGTCACTTCGTCCGAAATGCAGCCGCACTCCGGGCAGAGATACCACACATCGTTGACCTTGTAGGTCTTTTCGCCGTGAACCTCGATGGTGTCATACTCGTACCGAATATCTTCCCAGCGCAGTTCGTGGAAGCCCTTGCAGTGCGGGCATTGGGATACCCAGCGTTCCATCGTGCCCTTTACGTAGGACTTGGCAATGGCACTGTGACCCTTGATGGTGGGGGTGCTGACCTCCACCGCCTTGGCGTTGTAGAACGTGGTCTGTCTGGCCATTGCCAGTTCCCAAGGGTCGCCCTCTGTGCCGGCACTCGCAGCCCAGCGGTCACGCTCGTCTCCCAGCACATAGCGGATAGGCTTCGATGCCAGAGCGTGGGCCTCGGTGGAGCCGCACATCGTCAGGATGCCACCGGGGTATGACTTTTGCAGAATGGTGTTTCCGCTGTCTCGGCTTTTGTTCTTTGCTACCTTGGACCGCAGCGTAGGACAGTCTCGTATCATCGGTGCGATGCGCAGCTTGCTGTACTCCGCAGCATCTCCGGCTGTCGGATGGATAAAAAGGATGGATCCGGGGTCAACGTCAATAGTTCTTCCGATGACATTGTTCTCAAACTCGCTCTTGCCGACCTGAGAGGACGCTACAACAACGAGGTGATGGACGCGAGGGTCGGAGTATGCGTCCATGACTTCCACCAGATAGGGCGTCCGGCTGTTGCGCCAGCGGCCCTGTTCGGCAGAGGCTTCTGGGGACAGAATACGATTCTGGGTCGCCCACTCTGAAACGCTCACATTGGGCGGTGGACGAATGACGGCCACGATTTTTGCGACCAACGCATTCAGGCGGTCAATAGCAGCATTGTCACTCATCATCATCACCAGCCAGCTTATCTGCCCATGCTCTGCGTTCCCGGACACGAGCTTCATATTTGGCCGGGTCATACCTGAACATGGCGATTTCTTCTGCTATCTGGTTTACTTCAGTGCGGATATACTCGGCTACCTCTGCCGGGTCTGACAGAGCGGCAGCATTGATGGCAACACGGCTGGGCAACGCCATCAGCGCACCCCGGATGGTGTAGATAAGTTCTGAGGTCATGGCTGCCACATCCTCGCTGCGGTGCATCTGCCCGGACAGCTCCTTGGCTTCTGCCTGCGCGATTTTGGCCTTGCTGGTCTTGAGCGTGGCCTCAGCCTTGGCCTTGACCCGCTCAATCTTCTTGGCCTCCTCCGCTTCTTCCTTGGTCAGCCCACCGCGAGAGATGCTGCCGATGTACGCTTGCACGGCATCAGACAGCACGAATTTGCCACGGCTGGCGGTGGTAAGCACGCCGTCCTGTGTCAGCTGCTGCACTCTGCGGCCTGTGATGCCCAGCACTGCAGCCAGTTCGGTGGTGGTCACATTCCTGTCTGCAAGTTTTTCCTTGGTCGGCATTCGGGAACCACCTCCTTTTCTCGCAAAATCATCCCAAAAATCCAGAAAAAATGTTTATACAAAGCGTAACGAAACGGCCAATTTTCCCCCTACTAACTGGCGCATTCTTGGGGTCGTCGAGCCCGCTCATGGTAGGGTACCCCCGTCACAGTACCTTTTCAGCACCGAACGGCTGCTCCTGCCCGCCGTCGGGCGGGTGGAGCGCAGCTTCAACCATTACAGGGTCGTACACGAAGGTGAACTCCATGCCCTGCACAGGTACAGGCTTATTAACGTAGATGTCTACGACAGGCATTGTGATACGCTCCTCTCTCAGATGCTGCGGATGACCTTGGCCTTGGAGTATGTCGGATGGTCTTTGGTCATCATGTTCAGGAACTCGTCTTTGGTGAAGCCGGACAGACGGAAGATCTCTTCGGGCTTCATGCCCAGCTGCTTGCCAATCTCGTCCACGGTCTTGCCCTCGTCCATGAGCTTCTTCACGATGGCTTTCATGGGGTCGAGCAGGTGTGTGCCGCGGGCGCGGTTGTGGGTGATGGTGCCGTATACGTCGGCACTCTCGTCACCGTGATGGTCTACGACTACGACAGGCACCTTGCCGCCCAGCAGGGACAGCAGCGGTTCACGGCCTGATACTGTCCAGCGGTGGAAGCCGTCAATGATGGTTCCGTCCGGGCGTACCACGATGGGCAGCGTCCAGCCGTTGGTCAGGATAGACTGCACCAGCAGCTTCAGGTTCTCCTCACTGACCTTGTTGGGGTTGTAGTCGTTGGCGTGGATGGTGTTGCGGTCTACCCACTGGAGTGAGGCCAGCGGTGCGAATACGTCAATGTTTGCCATTGTTCTGCTCCTCCTTGATTCGGGCGTTGTGGTCGTTGTAGATGGTGGTCCAGAGGATACGCAGGATGCGCATCTTGGGATCTCCGTACAATAGGCCCTCGTACATGGTCTTGTAGTGCTTTTCCTCGGCAATCCCGTACGTCTTGATGAACAGCCTTCGCCAGTGTTCGACGTGCGACAGGGTGTCCTTTGCGATGGTGTATCGCTCCGGGTGCAGGAAAAGCAGGTCTTTGCACAAGGTCTTGTAGTCTTTCTTTTCGGCATCCTCTTCCAACTCACCACGTTTTCGTGTGGTTCGCCGGAACATCTCGGAATCCCAGTAGAGCAGGACAAGGTAGGCATTGGGCTCACGCCGCTGGATGCGCTCCCACAGGTCATTGTCTGTTTCGGCTATCCACCGCAGCCCTTGTGTGCCGCAATCACCGAAAAAGGCACAGAGCCGTAGGGCGTTCTTCCGAACACCAGCCTCATAGAGCCTCATGTAGATTTCAGGGAATTCAAGGTTGCGCTGCTTGATGTACAGCCACACATCGCTGTCCGACCAGTCGTAGATGGGATAGAACTTGCCGCCTTTGGAGATGCGCTCCATCTTGGTGTTGGCGATGCACTTGTAGCGGGTCAGGCTTTCTGCGGTGCGCAGGCCGACCAGTTGGATGCCATCGGAAAACGCCTTGGTGCAGAACGTCTGGTAATTCATCTCTCCGGCATAGTGGAGGTAGGGGCTGTACATGATAGCAAAATCAGGCGGCTTCCTCATCCAGACATCCTCTTTGCCTGGCTCCCACGTTATCCACGATTCGGAGCTGGAAAGATGATTGATGACGGACACCTGCTTGAACGGCAGGCAAAACCAGAGGAACTTTGCGCCGACCGACAGGAAGTTCCTGCGCCAGCGGTATGCCGCATCGACCATGGACGGGTAAAGCCCTTCCTCGTCGATGAACGTCACTGTCAGCTGACTGGCATTGATTTCGCCGGAGCGTATCATATCGTAGACCAGACTGGACATACACAGGCTGTCTTTGCCGGATGAAAAGCTGAGGTAGATTTTGCAGCCGTTGGCGAATACGTTTCGGATGCGGATCTTCGCCGCCTGCAGCACATCCATGCTGCTTTCCACAACTTTCACAGGCATATCAGTTCACCACACTTCGGGCAGCGGATGTACCTGTGCTGCTCTGCGCCGCTGGGGGCCGCCGGAGCAGCGGTTTGCGATTCGGCAGGTGTAGACACCTCCTGCGCCGTGAATGGCTGCTGTGGGGCAACGGAGACGACAGGAGCAGGCTGTGGGGCAGTTACCACCGGGTAGGTCGGGGTTTCGGCATACGGAACGTGTTCCTCTGTCTGCTGGCGGTTGATGGACGATACCTCGTTTTCCGGAAAATCGCCATAAGAGCCAATCATCTCGTCAGCTTCGTCCTCGGTGCTGTTCAGCATTTCCAACAGGTCCGCATCCCAGCCGGGAACATCTACGTCCCCGTCTAGTTCCTTGACCAGTTCTTCGATAACATCAACATCGGTGAAGCCAAGCTCATAGACCTTGTTGTCGGCCATCATCAGCTTTTTCTTCTGCACATCGGTCAAACCAACCATGACGTAGCAGTCACAAGTTTCCCGGCCCATGCGGAGCAGAGCTTCATACAGACCGTTTCCGGCGATGATCTCGCCATCCTCGGCCACGACCAGTGGCTTGACCTGTCCGAACATTTCAATGCTACGGACATATTCATGGAGTTGCTTTTCGGAGTGCCGCCGGATGTTGTGGGCAGGTTTGTGCAGATCCGAGAGCTTTTTCTGCGTGATAATCATTTGCCAGCCCTCCCTTCCAAAAAGGTGCGGGCCGCAGGAATGACTTCTGCCGCAGCGGTGACAACGTCCGGCGCCAGACTGTAAACCATCTTGAAACCGTCCTCAGCGTTTTCCGGTTCTCCCCAGATGGGCCACGGTGTCGGGCCATAGACCCAGCCGTTTTCCCACTGGTACGTCGGCGGAAGCGTCAGACCGTAGTAGTGGAGATACCCCAGAATTGCCTCATGCGGCCAGTCTGCAATCGCGGCATATCGCATTTCGCCGGACTTCTTGTGAATGGTATAGTCCTTTCCGCAAGTATTTCCGTCTATAATGCGATGGCCCACCAGCAGCACATCCAAATCGTGCTCCTTGAAGTATCTCGAGAACGAATATCTCTGGATAAGCCCATACCAGATGTTCAGATGTTTGGCATCGTTCACGAACATCAGCTCCGGGTGCTTGCCAAGCCATTCAAGATCAAGGCCAGTATTGATTACTTCACAACCGACCGGCATATTTTCCAGCGCCCATGAGAGGTACTCAGGGAATTCCAAGTCGCAGTGCGCAAAGAAGCTGTCCGTTACACCCGCCTTTTCACAGAGCTTTCCGAGGACAATGCTGTCCTTTCCGGCACTCCACGCATACGCAGCACGTTTTCCATCGGCAGCTTTTGCAATGCGTTCTACTGCAGTGGTCTCATAGGCTTTGACCTCATCCAAGGAAATCAATTCCTCGATGTGCCGCATGGCTTCCAGCCAGTCGATATTCCGACTGACCTGTTTTCTACCAAGGACTCTCTTCATTGCGCATCCTCCTTTCGGTCAGAAACGAGGTGCAGCACAACGGATGCCAGCAGCACGGCGATGATGATGTAGAGCCGGAGCTCGCTCATCAGCGTCCAGATGCCCATAACACCCAGCGGAATCAAAATCTGCCACGATGCCACCGTGAAAACGTCCAGCGCAAAGCCGAACTTCTTGCCGAACACCAGGTACTCGGAGTAGAGGTAGGTGGACAGGGAGGAAAGCGCGATGATCGTGATGAGAATGGCTTTCAGGGTATTCAGCAGCGGACTGAAATTGACCCATGTGAGCAGGGCGGCCAGCACCATGTAGATGCCGAACATCGCGCCAGCCAGCACAAAGGACATTTTCACGTTGCCTTTCCGGGTGCCATCTTCGTTCTTGTCATTGTAGGAGAACAGCGAGTAGTAGTACGGATAGGTGAACGGGCCGGGCAGCAGCAGGAAGCCTTTGTACAAGCCAGTCTGGATGCCGGCAGCGTTCAGGCCGGGGTCGATGTTGACGAAGTTGCCGCGGGTATAGACCAGAGCGGCGATGACAACAGCAGCCAGCATACCGTAAACCACAACCCACGAGAAATCATCGGACAGCACGTTCCGAATCATGCCATCTTTGAGCAGTAGGAACAGGAACACAATGCTGGTGATGTAGACGATGACCATACCGCCTTTCGCGCCGATCGGGGTATCGCCGAAGATCTCATAGATGCCGGACATCTGCGTCCATGTCTGGAACATCGTCAGGAATCCGATGAAGTAGAACATGACTTTGCTCTGCATGATGCGCCGGACTGTCGGGATGTACTCCGCAAACAGGCCGAAGAAGATGCAGGCCAGCGAATTGAACACGGCCCAGATGATTGCAGCTGCTGCGCCATTGTTGATGGCCAACGTGCGGAAATTCATCAGAGAGCCTACTCCTGCCCAAGATGCAACGATGGAACAGGCATAAAAGAACGTGGGATTTGCCTTGAATTTTGCCTTGATTTTCTGATACATGGAAAAATCTCCTTCTTTGCGGCTGGGCACGGCGAAATGTCCAGCTTGCAGCACCTCGGCTTTTCGGGGTGCTGCGGTAATGCCACACGCAAAGGAGAGCAGCGTGTGGCTCGGAATCCTCCTTTCAGGTATAAAAATAGCGGCACCCGCCATTTCTGGCGGGCACCGCTTGGCTTGATTCGGATTTTGCATCCTAATCATATCACCGGGAGCATCCGTTGTCATCTGAATCCATATCAAAGCGTTGCTGGTCGTTTCTGCTCGTTGGCTTTCGTTCTTCTTCGCTGCTGGGCGTTCTTGTTTATTGCGCGGCATTACGCGCCGTGTGAAACCGTCCTACACCGTCCATCACCGTGTGAAACAATCTGCATTGACTTTTGATATTTTCAGTTTGAATTTAACTTTTGGCAGCCAAAATGTAAAACTCATTTCTATATTTGGCCGTATTTTATGAAAATTTGAGGTTGAATTTGAGTTTTCAAGCAAAAATAAAAAGCCCCGCAAATGCAGGGCTTATCGGTCAATGTGATTCGAGGTAGTTGTAGGCCATCCGGCTGACCCCGGCTTCCGTGTAACACTTTCCGAGTGCTCCGGCAACTTCTGCCCACGAGTAGCAGCGGACAAATCGCAGCCGGAAGATCAGATAAAGCCGGGCATCCATGATGCTCTTGCAGTACGCCTCGACCTTGGGCTTTTCTTCCGCTGCCTGTTCCTCTAACCAGCGGACACGTTCATCCATGTCAGCCAGTTCCACAGCCAGATCCGCCACCTTGTCCCGAACACCGGGCGTATGTGGCATACCCGTTAGCTGTGGGGAGGCAGGATTGATTTTCTGCCGAAGATTCTCCAAGGCTTCACGGTCTTTTTCGAGGGTCATCTGAATGTCATAATACTTGGACAATTCCTGTAATGTCACAGCCTACCTCCGTCATAATTCAGCTGCCGTTTTGCAACGGTGCTTCTGTTATTTTATCACATTTTGCCGTTGGAAGATAGACAGGAAACCCAGAAATTATGTGATCCGCTCCAATTTTGCACAATCCCGGCACCTCATAGGTCTGGCCGTTGGAATCGGTGCGTTGGATAGGCGGGTTGAGAGGTATGTAGTTCTCACAAGACAGGCAGCTCATTCTTCCACCCTCTCAATTTTCGGGAACGGCTCATGCCCCAGCGGAACAGGTTCGAAAGAACGGATTGTTGTGCGCGGCTTTTCCCGCTTGTCTTTCGGACTGTCCAGCCACTGCTGGTGCTCGATGGCGTGTACAATGTCGATGCACGTTCCCCATGCGTCGTGCTGCCGTTCACGGTAGCCACGCGGTGGAAACGCCATTTTGTAGGCGGTCTCAAACAATTTTTCAATGCTGTCGCGCCGCTTTTTGAGAGCGGTATCATAGATGTACTCGCCCCTGCAAGCTTCGACGCGGGGTACGCCGTCATACGCCAAATCTTCAGCCAGAGCATCGAACTGCCCCATACGCAGCCTCATGTACTCGTCCACAGCCAGACCGATGATTCGGAGGGATTCTTCGGAGATTTCAATGCGATACTTCATTTTTCCTCCTTAATGTCAACGTTAATATTCAACGTCGGCACCATTCTCTTAATCACGAATTGATAACCATTATGATCTATTTTGATGACTGAAACATCTATTAGTTCCGGGCTTATACCATACACAGCACAAATGTGTTGTTTTATCTGTAATTTAAGATGGTCGAAGTCTTTATCGGTTAGGTGATTATTTTCATAATGCCGATTCAGGAATTCATCTTGAATGGAATCGAGAACACGGCGGATTTCGATGTTCACGTTACTTCCCACTTTCTTTTTCCTCATATTCGCCGGAAAACACCAACGCCATTGCCTCGCAGATGATTGTCACCTTGACCCGTTCAAGGTTATCCCACGACAGGTCTTTCGGTCTGTCCTTGCGCTGTCCGGCGGTTTTCTGCGTCAGCATCTGACGCAGTTCCATGCAGGCCTCTTTGAGAGCCGGGTAGTTGGCTTTCAGCCCGCCCATCTGCATAAAGCTCCACATGGTATCCAGCATCGGGTTTTCCCATGGTTCAGGCTTTACCATCGGCAACCTCCATTTCCTGCACATAGCACCAACTCTGGGGCGGTCGCTGCGCTTCCACAGGCCGCGCACCAAACCGCGTGTTTAGCAAGCCCGTGAACGGCCGCAGCTCGCGCGGATTGTCATGAATTTTCAGGTCGGAAATGTGCCAGCCATACAAGTCTTTCAAATCTGCATAACTTATCCCGGACTTCCATCCGGCATAGTCTTTGACTTGCGGTACTGTGAGACAGCTTCCAGCAATTGCAGATTCGATATCTTCTTTGACGACACAGTATTCAGGGCCAATGCGTCGGATGTCATCGCAGATAAATTCGCCGACAACCATTCCGTCAGCCCTGCGGTCGAATAGATTATGAGACCTATCGTCGAAATATAAATGATCAACGGCTTTCCAGCAGAAATATTTCGTTCCTTTCGTGCAATATATGTAGCACTTAAAAGGTTCTTTCAACGAGACCGGTCTTGTCTTACGGATTTCCACCGTTTTCCAGCCCGAAAAGATACGGCTGCACCATTCAGGCCGGACACTTAAAAGCACAGCTTTGCTCATTTCACCACCTCCGGCGGCTCCAGCAGCGGAGCCCAGAACTTCACAGCACCATAGGGCGTATCTGCCGCTGGGCGACCATCCTCGATGTACCACTTGCCGTTTTCAATCCAGCCCTTCATGGTGTTCCGGCTCTCGCAGCAGACCCACACAAGTTCGCTCATGATGCAGCAGTGCTTCTCTCCCGCGTTCTCCCAGCTTTCATCGTGGACAGGCGGTGGGGTTTTGGCATCGTGCCACGATACGCGGCGAATAAAGTCAACGACCATGCGGGATGCTTCTTTCAGCTTTTGAGCAGCTTGTTCCTTGCCATTGAATCCGCCATAATACTCAGCCTCGGCCAGAGCGTCCGTGTCGGTTTCCGGGTCGATAAAGCGCAGGGCTTCTTCCAGTGTCATTTTGAACACCCCCTTTTCAGACAGACCCATGGATAACAGTTTCTGCGCGGGCTATGCGTGTAAACCATCGTTGCGCTGCGGCAGAAGTTGTACTCTGCACATCCCGCACAAAAATCCTTGCGGTTCTCGTAAAGCGTTTTGACTTCATAGTCTGGCGGGGCATCAGGGCTGACTCTCTTGGAGTACATAAGCATACTGTCCCAGTAGAACCTGACCTCGTTGGCTTCTTCCTGCCGGCTGATTTGCCCGGAAACATCGATTGCGATAAGCGCAATGGACAGCAGCACCGCGATGCCGATGCCGACAGGAATTACAATTGCCCAGTTCATTCTGTGTACCTCCGTGCGTCCTTGTTCCAGCGCAGCGTGATGGGGTTGCCGCACTTGCAGGGCACTGTAAATTCCTGTTCCGCAATGTTGGTCTTGCCATTGGCGTGGAACTCGCAACAGCTGCATTGGAACTCATACGGCGCAAGGCCACTCTCCAGCGAGATCGTAGCGCCGCAGCGACAGCCGAGGGACATCTGCGGAACGTGGAGGTATGTACCGAACTCCTTGCCGCAGCAGGGGCAGCACAGGCGCAGCAGCCCCCGTGCGCCGGGCTCCGGCGGGTGATTACTCTTTCTCATAGTTGGTTCCTTTCTCGGTCTGAAACCGAATCACTTCCCGGAACAGCAGCTCATTGTTGTGTTCCGATTCAGTCATAAAGTTGATGTACTCCCGGAACAGCTGGCGGTCATGGCACTTTCTCGATGAGGTCAAAGACCATTTCTCGGTCTTCGGTGGTCAGAAAGTCAGCCGCCATGATTTCAAACTTGAGGCGGTCAGCGTATTCTTTCAGGTCATCCATGGTTTACTCCTCTCCCAGCCGGGCAAGGATCTCATCGCCCTTGTCCAGCAGTTCATCTCGCCGCTTTTTCTGCTCGGCCTCCAGCTTTTCCATTTCAGCCTGATACTTTTTCAGCGTTCCCGGCCGGAAATGCTTGCTCTGCCCCATACGGATTTTTGCGGCAATTTTCTTGTGCCGTTCAACGGTCTGGCGCAGTTCAGTATCCGTGGTCAGAATCTGATAGCGATGGTGACAGCCGGGGCAGGTGAAATACTGCACCATGTAATCGCCGCTCCATGTACTGCGGACGCCGGCTGTCTGGATGCTGAACGGTGTGCCGCAGCGGTCACACTTTACAAGGTCGGTCATTCGCCATACTCCTTTCTGCATAGCTGGGATGCATTGCAGTGGTCATCACAGGTCTTGCAGCACTTGTCGCATCCGGGATGTGCCGCCTTGCAACGTTCGCAGGGCACATCTGCCTTTTTAGGGGCATTGGTGGAAAAGATGGCATGGGTTCCGTTCTGTAACGCCTTTTCTTCGTCAGACATTTCATAGCCCAAAGCTACCAGCAGAGTGTAAATAGCGTCGAGACTGCCATTTTCCTCCCAGCCGTACCCGCCGCTCTGGCAGTCGGGTTGCCAGACCCAGCCCCAGTATCCGTTGCGGCCATCGTCAGCGGCCGAATAGGCCAAGGAGAGCAGTGCCTTTTCCGGCTGGTCGTTGAACACCGAAACGCTTTCCAGATAATCAAGCAGGTCAATGCTGTCCGTTTCCGGTGGAGCAATGCCCAGCAGCTTGATTGTCAACTCGCCATCGTAATTTGAATCGAACGCATCCACGGCAAAGCGGACGATTTCGCCCAGATGCTTTTTGCACTCTGCCGTGGAAAGCTGCGTCACAAAGTCCCGGCGCAGTTCAAACATATAGTTTGTGAGGGCGGAAAGTTGGTCCTTATAGAGCTGTTCCTGCTGCCGCTTTTCCTCTCGCTTAGCCGTTTCCGCATTCTCTTTTCCCAAATCACGCTCTTTGTAGAGGTCAATCTGGTTTTGGCTGACCTTGTAGCAGTACGCTACGCTATCGGCATCGTCCGGCACTTCAACGTCCTTGCTAGTGTTCCAATATCCGTACCCAGCAACGTGCGCGTGAGTGCTGTAATTGGCATCAGGATTTTCCACTGCAAATTGGCGAAGCTGCTCAATCCTTTCAGCCTTTCTGTGCTGGTATTTCTGGTCAGACAAGGCGTTCTGCATCTCACGGTTAAAATTAGCTGTGCCGAGGGTTTCCAACACCTTGTTCCGGGCATCCAGATCTTCGATTTTGTTGAGTTCAACAAAATCGGAAAGGGTTGCGCCACGCTGCTCTGCCTTTTTGAAGCTGTCGCGATTCAGTTCCAGCAGCTTGATGCGCCGCCGGATAGTGGACTGGGAGAACCCCGACTTGTCGGAGATCTGCTCCACTGTCTGCCCGAAGTCCATCATCATCTGGAAGCCCTGCGCCTGTTCGTAGACGGTGAGGTCTGACCGCTGCATATTCTCAACCATCATGGTCTGCATCTGCTCCCGCTCGTCCATCTCCACGATGGCGCAGGGCAGATCGTACAGTCCTGCCTGCTGCGCTGCTGCTGCCCGGCGGTGGCCGATGATGATGGTGTAGTCCTCACTGGACCACACAGCCTTGGGTGTCCATGCTGCCGCTGCTGCGGCTGCATCCCCGCCCTCGTCAACGCACTTTGCGATGTACTCCCGGCTGTTGAGGTAGTGGCCGGGGATTACGGTCAAGTTCTGGTACACGCCGTTTTCCTTGATGCTGGCGGCAAGTTCGGACAGGTCGCCCAGTTCCTTGCGGGGGTTATCAGGGTGAGGGTACAGCTGCCGGATAGGGATGTAAGTAATGTCTGCCATAGGGATACTCCTTTCTTATTTCGGGTTAGAAAAACGTGAGCTGCCCGGTTTTGGTTTCGTTAAGGGGCTCGTTTTCCGGGGCTTTAGGCTCATTTTTGATAGATTTTTGCAAATTTGCGGGTTTAATATCGGTTTTTTCGATTTTTGCAGGTTCGCCTTCCGGTTCAAACAGTAGGTTCATCTGCGCTATCTGGCGTCGCATATACCACACATCGGTTGAGAAAAGCGGCATATACCAGATGCGGTTTTGTGGTCCTGCGGGCAGCAATCCGCGGCTGTCGTAGGCCGTTGCCGGGTTCACGAGTGTGTCACCGATGACTACATATCCAGCGCAGCCCATGAAGCTGCACTGGATGTAGCACATCAGCCCAACGATGAAGTCAATGTCTTGGGCTATGACAAGGACTTTGTTGTGGTAGCAGATATTCCGTCTTTTGCAGACGTTCAAAAAGGCAAGCAGCGTGGCCCCAGCACCACAGGCCGGGTCAGATACCGAGATGAATCCCTCCATGTCCGGGTGCAGCTTCGGGTCGAACGTAATCTCGGCCATGCAGCGGCACACATCGTAGGGAGTGAAGAACTGCCCGGCGTGGTCGTTGCCCAACTCGCACATCATGTACAGCGAACCGAGGAAGTCTTGGTCAGGATTCTGCTCCATGCCCATGATTACCTCAGCCAGCATTTCAACCATGCCATCCCGCTCCTTGGCGGAGTATTTGGAAACGATGGTCTGATACATCTTAGTGCGCTCTGGGGCATTTGCCTTGTCCGTGCTGTTCGAGATCTCGATGGCCGTCAGGGTGACAAAGTCCTCCCAAATCTCCCAGCGGCTGTGCTTTCCAGTCAGGCTATTGAAGATTTTGAGGAAGTTCTTCTGGTGGTCATCCCGGATGCCGCGGGTCACTGCTGCCTTTGCCATAGGTTACTCCTCCTCGCTGTCAGCAGCGGCGATGGTGTAGTGGCCGTTGGAGAACTCAATCACACCAGCGGATTCCATATCATCCAGCAGCGCGATGGCCTTTTCTGCGGTCACGCCCATCTGCTGCTCCAGCATGGCCTGCGTAACGCCGCCGTTCTGCCGGGCAATCTCGGTGGCCTTGGTCAGTTCATCGGCTGCGGGTTCCTCCGCATCGTCCAGTTCCTCGGCATCAACTTCTTCCAGCGGTTCGGCCTTCCCGGGGAGATTCGAAGAATCAGGCTCATTTTCCCGGGGCGCATCCTGCTGCCCACCGGATTCCGGAATATCCGGCATTTTGTAGCCGAGAGCTGCCAGCTTTCCACCCTCGACCAAATCCCGGAAGAAGAACTGGAGCCAGAGGTAGTGCATATTCTTGAAGATGTTCTTGATTTTGTTGAACAGGGTGTCGGAGATGGTGAACGTCTTGCTCATGCGGTAGGTCAGGTTCCCATCCTTGACGGTGAACAGGATGGATGCACCCGGCGAGATGTAGTTGTCCTCGGATGCCTCCTCCAGCATCGACATCTGTTCACCAACGCCGCCCAACGGACGGATAACCAGCTTGATGGGGTATGCGTTCTTGATGAACACATAACTCAGGTTGTTGGCCTCGCAGATGCCCTTGAGTTTTTCACGGTAGACTGCGAAACGTGCGGATTCAGACAGAGAATTATCCATGATGAAGCTCCTTTCAAGCAGCTTTTAAGTAGTCGAAAATTTGTAGTCGTTCTCCCGGTTCTCGATGGCGGTCAGGCCAAGTGCGTAGGCTGCCCACACATCGGCCTTAAAGCCATAGAAGAAATCCGGCTTTTTCTTTGTGCCCTTGCCGTTTTTCAGGTCATGGGCTGCAAATCGGTCAATCAACGCCCGCCGGATGGCGGTATCGTTGGCTCTGCTGTCGTGGCAAATGTGCTTTTTCTCCTCGATGCGGCACAGCATTCGCACCGGGCATTGGTCGGAAAGAACTTGGTAAAAGCGGCCGATCCAGACCGTAGTGTCGAAAACGTCCCGACCAACCGACATTCCGTAGGAGGCCACCATCTCGATGACCGCCCACCGCCAGCCCTGTGCCCCGGCAGAGGAAAGCTTTTGCAGCAGCTCTGCATTGTCGATTTTTCCAAATTCCAGAGGGCGCAGGGTGCTGCGATCAATCACGCAGTAGCCAGACTGGGTGTTGCCGGGGTCGATAGCGATAATCGGAAAGGTGCTCACAGGTACGACCTCCCAAACTCTTGGATGAACCGCGCCTCTGGCCAGCCGTAATACTCCATGGCCTTTTTCTGCGCCCACTTTTTTAAGCGGAGATCGGCCTCTCTATTTGTATGTACGGCAGTCACGCCGTTCTGGTGGCACCAAGGGCAGAGGTTTGCCCACAGGCCAAGCCGCTTGCTCTTATCCCGGTACGGTCCGAAAAAGACTTCGTGCCGGGCGGTGCGATACCGCCCGCAAATCAGACAGGTGGGGCTCTTGCTGAGGATGCTGGGCGCATAGCCATTGCTGTCCAGCTTCTCGCCGTATTCATTTTGTGCCATATCAACGTCTCCTCCTACGTTCAAAAGACTGCTGGGAAACCTGCTGCATAATCTCCTGAACCTTGTCCTGCACACCCTGCTCGGCCAGTACGTTGACGGGCTGCGTAGTAGCTGCGATACGCCCAAGGATCTGTGCCCGGACACGCTTGATGAAATTCAGCTGCTGCTTACGGAACTCCTTGTCCACTTCCGCAGCATCCTTGCTGTCATCAATATCAGAAACTTCCATTTCCGGGGCTTGCATAGCCTCCGCAGCGCAGCGGCGCAGCTTTTCCATCGCAACGTCCAGACCATCCTCATGCCCCCACTTGTTCAGCTGCTCATAGTTGGCATGGCTTTCCTTGCGCAACCGTTCCAAGCGGTCTGGACCGTAGTGCAGCACATCGATAACCGCCTTGGCGTAAACCTGCCAAGCAATTTTGGCAGCCCTGTCGCCAGCAATGCGGTACTGCTGCTCTTTGCGTCCACGAGGCAATCTCACCATCGGGATTCGGTAGTCGGAAGAAACGTATCCAGCCAGCCAGCTTTCCCGGATGGCCTCTGCCTTGTCCTTGGAGGGTCTGCCGTAGGCATCCGGGGTCATAATGACTTCGGTGTTCTGGCTCTCCAACTCGTCAATTCTAGCTTTAATGCGCTCCAGTCTGGTCTTGCCGACACCGAACTCCTGATGCAGCGCAATGGTGGTGCACAAACCCACGATTTGTCCGACCGCCTGTCTGGTGTCGTCCATTTCGGTCTCAAACGGCTTTTTCACGGTTCAACACCTCCTGAAATAATCCAGACCCGGCGGGAGCCCCACCCAGACCAGCTTAGAGCCTCTGCATGGGTGCTTACCGCCACATCCAGCTCGTTACCTTTTACCGCGCCGCCAGTGTCCTGAACGACCCGGAGGCCTACACCCTCGACATAGATCACCGTGCCGTAGGGCAGAATGCTGGTGTCGGCAGCTACGGTCACGCCCGGCTGCACCTTTGCGCCGCTGGATGTGATGCCGTGCCCCTCGCCACAGATGTGGGCGTATTCCTCGGAACAATAGGCTGTGCAGCTGAACGCCCCGGCGTATGTAAGGGTCAAATCGGTCTGGGCGTTCAGTTCTGCGGTCAGCTTGTCTACCTCGGTTTGGAGTTGGTCAATGGTTTCATCACGTTCTCCGGCCATGCGCTCCCAGTTGGATGACTTGCTGGCGTAGATATCCCGCTCGGTCTCCAAATCGTTCACCCGCCGGGAGTAGGCCGTGCTTGTGAGGATGCAGCCAACCATCGCACACGAAACGCACACGATCAGGCTGCGGAATGGTTTTTTCGACCTCATGCCGTGCCACCTCCAATCTGTGCCGGGGCTGCGCCGCCGGGCAGAGCCGGGGGCTGCAAGCTCGCGACCGGAGCCTCAGACACCGCCCGGACAAAACCCGGCTTGACGAACTGCAGCAGGTCTGCACTGCTGCGGCTACTGAAAATCTCCGACAGGTCTGCCGGGGAGCCAGCCCAGCGCTGCACCGCCACCGGCAGGGCGGAAAAAATCTCAGCGTTCCGAGCCTTGAAGTCCTCGCCGGTGAGTTTCCCGGTGGGGGTCACCAGCCCGCCGTGGCCCATGTAGTACAGGTTCGCCCCGATTTTCCGGGCGGCGGCAGCAGCCTCATTCCACAGGTCATTGGGCGAGATCTGCTGTTCTGCCTGCTGCTTGCGAATCACAGCACACCAGTCAACCAGTAACTGGTTCTGGTAGCGGCATACCTTCAGCGCTTCGACCAGCGCCTGTGCAGCCACATTGTCCGGGATTTCTTTGAGCGCAGCGTAATAGATTTCTGCCCTTGCTCTGCGTTCATCGGTCGTGAGCTGTTTCCCGAAATAGTTGTCAATCGAGATCATCAGCTCTTTAAGTTTTTCGCCAGTCATTATTGACCTCCAAAAATTGCATCGTAGTCGTCTGCGGCGCTGCGCATTGGCTTCTGGCCAGCGGAGTTTCCGTTCTGGGGTTTGCGCTGGGCCTCCCATGCCTCATAGTCACCGGGCGTTCTGATGTTGTTCTTTTTCCATTTGGTCAATATAGAATCAATGTAGTTCCAGCGATGTGCCCCGTTCTTTGCTCCCTCGGCAATAGCCAGCAAAATCATTTCTGTGCTGAACTGTTCCCTCCACCGTTGCAAATCATCTCGCATGATAGGCGGAAAGGTTCCAATGTTGGCCTCAAAAGCTCTGACTATCTTTCCAAGGTCTGCATCTAACCGTGGGTCACGCGCGCGGTCGCCGCCGTCGTCATATATAACTATATTATCTTCTATATTATTGGGTCTAAAATTTGGACTAGGGTGGTCTAAATTCTGGACTACCCCCGGTCTAAAATTTGGACTGGGTAGTCTAATATTTGGACTACCCCGCAAGGATGCCCGATAATAGTTCCTTTTTACGCCGTTTTCGACCTCTGTACGCTTCTGAACAAGTCCCTTTTCCATGAGCCTTTCCAGTGTATTGAAGACCGTCTGCTTGCTCTCCGCGCCAAGCCATTCCTGCATATATCGAATGCTGCCCGAAAACTCTGTTTCGCCGTCTTGCGTAAAACCATAGATCATCGCATAGAGGTTTAGCTCATTTCCTTTTAGGTTCAGCTCGGTTCGCATCCAGCCCAGAAGCATAACGTAGTTGTCTGGTTTCACCATCCAACCACCTCCTTACTGCGGTCAGAACGGTAGGTCGTCTGCATCATCAATGACCGAAAAATCATCAGCATTGCCTTGTGAAAAGCTCGGCTCGACCTGAACATTGCCGGGGCGGTCATCCGCGCCCTGCCACTGCTGCCGCTGGCTCTGGGTGTTGAAGCCCATCTGCTGCGGCTGCTGATTCTGATAGGGCGGCTGCTGGTAGCCCGGCGGCGGTGCCTCACCGCCATCATCCACTCGCTGCTCCGTTTTTGGGCCGCAAAAGTGAATCTTCTGGACCACAAACTCGGTGGCGGTGCGCTTCTGAGCGTTCTTGTCCTCGTAGGAGCGGGTCTGGCACTGGCACTCCACAAGAGCCGTGCTGCCCTTGCGGAAATACTCGCAAACGAACTCTGCCGTTTTACGCCATGCCACGAAATTCAGCCAATCGGTAGCCCGCCGGCCATCCTGACCGACGTTATCCCGGTCAACGGCCATGCGAAAGTTGGCAATTGTCAGGCCGCTTTGTGTGGTCCGCATTTCAGGATCAGCAGCGAAGCGGCCCTGAAATGTGCAATTATTCAGCATACGCGCCCTCCTGCCTGACGTTGCAAAATGTGTTCCGCAGCTCCTGCACGAAAGTGCCAGTGTCGTAAGCACTACCGTTGGCGCTCTTCTGGTAGATGATGGCGAGCTCGGTCTGTGCCCGAAGCAAGTCCTTGTACTCCTCAACCGTGATAGTGATGGTAGGGATAACGGTCAAATTTTCCATAACTGTTTCCTTTCTTCTCGCATGATGCGGACCACCTTGCGGCACTGGTCAACATCGAACATTCCAATATGCGTAAATTCAATCGGAGTGCCCATCTTCTCGGACAGCCAGCGGTAGGCCTCATTCCGGCGGCCACGGTAGGGGCCGTATTTCCAGAGCGGGTCAAATACTGCGTGAGCCGCCTTTTTCCAGTTGCGCAACTCCGAATTTGCTAAGCGGCCAAGGGGTTTGTCAGACCCCTTGTGTACGCCAACATAGGCACCGCAGCGAGGGCAGAGGTAAATCATGCCGAAGCTGTGGCCGTGGTAAACCACCGAACTATCTACGAAGTCTGCGGGCGTTCCGCAGTAGTCGCAGATGACGATTCGACCTTTCATCGTGACCATTCCTCCTTGTACCGGGCCAGCTGTTCCGGGGTATCCGTCTCGATACCCAGAGCCTTGGCTTCATCAATCGCACCGTCAATCAGGTGTGAAAATTCTTTCGTGTCCATCTTGCTGGTGTCCTTGTAAACCAAGTAGCAGTTGAACCATTTTCCGTCCTCTTCCCGCACATCAAAGCAGCGGGTGTATTTGTAGAGGTCGTGAACATCCACGCTGACCGGAAGTTTGAAGCCCACGGTGCAGCCATCCTTATCTCTCGCAACCGTGCCGTAGGCCACAACCAGCCGCTCTTTCACAAGGTCGTCCGATTCGCCAGTTTCGGCGGCGATCTTGTTGACCAGAACATGGAAGTAGGCGTTTGCACTGTGGCTGCGCTTCTCCCTGTGCTTTTTGACTTCCACATCCAGAATCGGCTCCAGATGCAGCTTGTCCCAGATTTCTCGGAAGTCGCCGTTGAGTTCCAATGTGACACGCTGCTTTCCGCCAAGGGTAAAAGCCATATCCACCAGCCGCCCGGTCATGTGGCATCCTCCTTGTCCTGATGGCAGTGCATATAGATGTACGCGCTGTTTGACCCCATGTTGGCATAAAGCCAATCATTGATTTTTGCCACGCTCATGTGGTCACGCAAGACACGTTTTTCGTAGATATACTCACCAGTCAGCTTTTTTTCGGCGATTTTCGCCTGAATCTCCTCGTCCTCGTAGTTGGCTTCGACCATGTATAGGTCATAGTTCGGAGCAGCTATACCGTTCAGATTGTTCATGTCGGTGCAGTAGAACAGCTTTCCGGCGGGGAGCCAGACCTTCCATCCGCAGTTCGGAACATTGTGTTTCACCATGTTTGGAATGACATTGCAGATGCCGTAACCGTACATAGTTCCCGGTGTCAAAACATCAATCTGGGAAATTGGCACCCCTGCATCCACCAGCGGTTTGCACAACCAGTCGCAGCAGGCGAATCGCAGTGTTGGGCGATTGGATGCCAGTAGTCGAAGCGTTGACGGCTGGAAGTGGTCACAGTGGATGTGGGTCAAGAGAACCAGCTTCAGAGTTTTCCATTCTGCGGCCAAAGCCTTGAACGGAACGCCACAGTCAATCAGAATCTCATGCTCAATCACTACGGCGTTTCCCTTGCTGCCTGTTGCGATGATGTTGTAGCCGATCATAACGAGCTGAGGTCAACAACCTCTTCGACGGCAGTGGGCTCGCCCTGCGAAATATCACCGTGCGGCAAGGCCTGTCCCGCGTCCACTTCGGGCTTTCCAGTATGAAGTTCTGGCTGCTCCCGTGCGTCAGACACGACCTCCTGCGTAGTAAGGATTTCGCCATTATCTGCTACCGCTGCCACGGCATTATCGCTTTCCAAAGCCTTGGTCATTTCGATGCTCATAACGCCCCAGCGAGAAATAAGCTGTCGAAGCATGGTTTTCTTTGCCATGTCATCGAACGACTTATACCAAAAGGACGAATACTTCCACATTTCGCTCTCCGGGATTTTGCCAGCCAGCAGTTCCTCGTACTTCTGCCGGCTGAACGCTTTGGAGTAGGTATCCGCATGGTTCATCATTTTTTCCTTGGACCAGTACAGCACCTTGCGGAAACCGTTCACGTACTCAAAGTAAGCCATGTAGCCAACGGTAGGCAGCGCATCTCGCAGATCATCGTCCTCGATGAACTGGAACTTGGGCTTGCCGGTCATCGAATCTTTGCCCAGATACTCGCCCTGCTTAATCTCGGTAACATCGAGATCCGCATACTGGCCGCTGCGCAGCGCCAGCTGGAGGTAGCCCTTATATCCGAGGACGAACTGCGCATCGATCTTGTTTGCCTTACGGTTCTTAAAGGGAACCAGATAATACTGGCCCAGCTGCGGAGAGGGGCTAAGGTTGAGGGATTCGCCAAGCAGGGCACCCGCCAGAATCGTGCCGGCATCGCACTCCTGCAAAGCTGGATTGACCGCGACTGCCGAGGTGATGCTTGCCGTAAAGCGGCGAACGCGGGCGGGGTCGCGCAGGGTGTTGGCAATCAAAGACTGATAGCCCTTAGTGGTTATCGCCACAGAGAACTTAGGCTTCTGCTGCGCTTGCAGCTGGTTGTTATACGTTGCCATATTCAATACCTTCCTTTTCAAGATAATTTTTCAGGCCGATAAGCTGCGCCTTAGTGCCTTTTGCGTAGAAGCGGGTCATCAGAATGGGCTCCGGCTTGGGCTGCGAGGCCGGTTCGACATCGGGCTGCACGGGCATTTCCGGGTCTACTGAAATTTCCTGCGCTGGTTCAGGCTGCGTCTGGGCTGCTGCGGCAGCTGCGGCGCGAGCTTTTTCTGCCGCAGCTTCACGTTCTGCCTGCCTGACACGGCGTTCTTCTTCCAGCCGCCGCTGCTCTTCAAGAGCCTTGTGACGGTTATCCACAACTTTAATCGCTGTGGGCAGGTCGAGGTTCTTCCGGTATTCCACCATGACCTCCGCAGAACTTTCCATAGCGTCGATTGCAGTAACATCGGACACGATGCCATCCACAAACGCCTTTGCCTGTTTTTTCAGGGCAGTGACGCTGTCGCTCATGTTGACTTTTGGCCGGTAGGTCAAGTCATCCATCCAGTCAATGCCCGCAGCCGCCACCAACTCGTTGTAATACTCCTGAACAGCATCCGTCTTCTGCGCCACGATGCCGGAAGTAACGTCCGTGATTTTACGCTTCAGTTCTGCGTCTGCGGTCTGGAACGGCACCGTCACACACTCACGATAAACCTTTTCAAACTCGGTATACGGTTCAAGGATTTTTTCCTTGACGGCAATGCGCTGGGCTTCGTATTCCTTGAATTCCTTGGTCAGCTGTGCGCGAGCATCCTTGACGCTCTTATAAGTCTGCTCTGTGCAGACCAGCGAGAGCGCGTCAGCCGTGCGCTGTTCGATGTCAGCTTTTACGCTGTGCAGCCGCTCAACGATGATGGGCAACTGCTGCAGTTCGATAACCTGCAATGCGGTTTCCTGTGCCATGTGGCATCCTCCTTTTACTTTCCAAAAATGATGGTTTTCCCGGTGTCCTTATTCAGGAGCACCATACCGTTCGGGATATCCCGAACCCAGAGATATGCGGTGCAGTCCCAACCGGCAGCAGAGAGGGCTTCCTTCTGGCGGCGGGTCAGCTTTCTACCTCTTACTTTCAAAAGATCACCTCCTCGTTCCAACGCTTCAACAGCGCGGGCTGCATGGTGATAATCTTGTAGCCAGTGGCCTCCAGTTCAGTGCTGCGATCATAGCTTTGTACATCCTGCGCATGCCGGGTAACAGCATTTGCCAGACCATAGAGGGAAAGGTCACCGCCCGCAATAAGATGTCCCAGAATGCCCTCGCTCTCGCTCTGGCGGATGTCGAACTCCTTGGCCGCAAGCTCAACTACCTTGGGAGCCGCCGCCGGGAGAATGGGCGCTTTCTTGGCATCCCGGAGTTTCTGCACCAGCGCATTGAACCGGGCTTCATCGACCGCTGCCCGGACGGTGTCCTCAATCTTCATCAGGAATGCCCGGTCTTCAGCTTCGATGGTCTCATCCCGGAAAATCCTGAAATCACCATCCACGCTTTCGTTGATGCGGCCAACGTGGCGTTTGCCAACGCCCACATCCGCCACCATGCCATTGGTGCAGACAAGCCGGTAAATCAGCGGCTTCACGGACACGCTGCCCATGCCGACCTCAGAATTGGAAATCAAGATGCCGGCCTGAACAATGTCCCCCGGCACTACCTCGGTCTGGATGCGCTCGTTGACAACCTTGATGTACATACGGGTATCAGTCAGTTCACAGCTTTCAATGCGGGCACCCTGCATTTCAGAGATAATCGGCAGGACTTTCTGGGCGACCTCGTAATTGTCGATGCGGCGATAACGGTCGGAGAGAATGGCGCGGGCGGTGCCATCAAGGGTGCGAACCATGCGGCGGGTGTCCGGGGACTGCTGGAACCAGCCATTGACGTTTGCCATCAGCAAGCCGGGGTTCTCTGCCCGCATTCGCTCGTAGTAGGGCGCCGGGATTTTCAGCTGCAATCCCAGTTGACGGTGAGCATTCTCATTCAGCTGGAATGGGGTGTTGCCAATCACGAGGTCAAAGTTCTCGTTGACGGCGGTCATCTGCATAGCGCCCGCCGTGGCAACGTAGTCCTTTTTGACCTTGGCTTGCCGATCAAGTTCAATCGCCAATTCCTGCAAACTTCTTCCATATTTCATAGGGTTACTCCTTTTCCGGGAAGCACTCGTTGACTTCCCATGCGTCTGCGGCCTCTATGCAGCGGTCGCAGCCTACGATTGTTCCATCCTCGGCGCGATAGATGGTATCGCACCGCTGGTGGCAGATGGGGCACACAGGAGGGTCAGGGTAGCCAGCCTCCGCATCAGTCCTCGGATACAGCATCCAGCACCTCCCGGAGTGTCCGGCCAATCCAGCGGCCTACGCCGTCCAGTGCGCCGTTGCTGTCCAGCCAGACGAACACGGCTGCAACGGCAGCAGTCAAAACGAACTGCGCCGCCGGGAGCCGGGCTGCTGCCTGCTCTGCGGTGATGCCATACACGGTCATCAGGATCTTCGTCATTCTGCACACTTCCTTTCAGATGCCTTTTTGCTGGCTCGGTAGGCTTCCAGCTCAGCCATGAGTTCGGGGCTCTGCTGGAAACGCTTGTGGAATCCGAGAAATACGCAACCGATTCGCTCTGCGACCTCTGGCGGTATTTCGTCCACATTGATGTGAATGTTGGCGTTCATGTAAACCTCCATTGTTCAGTTTAACTGAACTTACAGGGCAAAAAAATAGTCTGGAATGTCCGACACTTCAATTTTCAGTGCCTGACACGCAGCCTCGATTTCGTCCTGTTTCCAGTCAACCTTACCGTTGAGTTTGAGGGAAGTGGTACGATCCGACCACCCCATGCTCTTGCCAAATGCCCCTCTGGTTCCGAAAATCTCAACGATTCGGCCCAGCAGTTTGTTATAACTCCTCTGCATCAATATCACCTCTTTTCCGTTCGGTTCAGTTTAACTGAACTGTTCACACTTTACCACAATGATTCGCCCTTGTCAATATAAAAATTCATTTTTCTTGAACTTTTTGGCCGTAACTCTTGAACTTTTGTTTATGCCATGTTATGATGTAACCATACCGGAGGTGAACCTAATGAAGTCATCAACGACCGCAGAACGGCTGCAAGAGGCTATGAATATCAGAGGTTTAAAACAGGTCGATGTTTTGAGGCTTGCTGAGCCGTACTGCCGCGCTTACGGTGTCAATCTTGGAAAGACAGCGTTAACTCAATACGTTTCTGGGAAAATTATTCCGCGACAGGATAAGTTGACCATCTTGGGCTTGGCTCTCGACGTTTCGGAAGTTTGGCTGATGGGATACGATGTTCCAATGGAAAGAAAAACTGCGCCCATCCCCGCGGAAGAGGATGAGCGCAGCAAAGAGTTTGTCAAACTATTTAATCAACTTGGTGACGATCAGAAAAAGGCAGTCTTGTACGTTATGAAAGGCTTTTTGAAAAATCAATGACACGTTCTTGATCTTCTGCCGACAGATGCAAGAACAGTTCAAGTGCCAGCATAGCACGAAGCCGCTCTTGAGCATCATCGGAATCAATGGAAATATCCATAATCTTCCGCTCCTTTCTTGAAGATTACTGTCGGCAGGTTAGTTGAATTATAGCAGAACGCGCAGCTATTTTCAGTTGTTTGTAAAAAAATGCCGAAACGAGGAGGAACAACTATGATTTTGACTACAACTGATAGCATCCAAGGGAAAAATGTGTCTCAATATCTGGGTATTGTTGCATCCGTTATTTTGACCGTCCTGCCGGGCGGAAACAAGATGATGGGTAATGCCATCGACAATTTCACGAAACAGGCGCAGGATGATTTGGAGAAAAAGGCGGCCAAGTTGGGCGCAGATGCCGTTATCGGATTGAAATTTGCCACGCAGGGCAACAATTTCATGCTGCTTGGAACCGCTGTGAAGTTAAGCTGATGGGTGTTTCTCTATGAATCTGAAAGAAATCGCATCGCGCTTGCAGGAATTTAAGAGTGCTTGTGTGACCGGGAATCCAGTCATGCTGAGAAATAGAACGGATTTTCTTGATATTTTTTCGGCGTACGGCCTAACTGCGGACGCGAGTGTGTCAAAAAAAGACAGGTCTTTTGATTGTGTGTAGTGACCCGGCGCAAAAGAAAATTGATAGAGCCGATGCCCTGAATATTCCGATTGTTTCGGAGCAGCAATGGTTTGAACTTATGCCGGAACTTGAGGCCGTTGGAATATGGAACGGAAAGCAAATTCTGTTTGCGGACAATGATGGCATCTACCGTGTTGAAGTGGGCGGTGAAAGCTGATGGCCAGAAAAAAGAATATTGCTGCTGGCCTCGATGCCGTCATCTATGCCCGGTACTCATCACATAACCAGCGAGAGGTCAGCATCGAGCAGCAGATCGCAGAGTGTACGAAGCACGCGGCTGCGCTTGGACTGCGCATTGTTGGTACATACGAGGACAGGGCAATCAGTGGCAAGACGGATAACCGGCCTCGTTTCCAGCAGATGATGCGGGATGCTGAAAAGGGGAAGTTTCAAGCCGTCGTGGCGTGGAAGTCCAACCGCATCGGGCGCAATATGCTGCAAGCCATGGTCAACGAGGCGAAGCTGGACGATTACGGCGTAAAGGTGTTTTACGCTGAGGAAGATTTTGACGATACTGCCGCCGGACGTTTTGCGCTGCGAAACATGATGAACGTCAACCAGTTTTACAGCGAGAACATGGCAGAGGACATCACCCGCGGTCTGTACGACAACGCCAACAAGTGCATGGCGAACGGCCGGCAGCCGTTGGGGTACAAGCGCGGTGAAGACGGGAAGGTCATGCTGGACGAGCCCGCAGCGGCTGTTGTCCGGGAAATCTTCACCCGTGTTGCCGCCGGGGATCTGTTCGTAGATATTGCGCGAGACCTCAACGCAAAGGGCATCAAGACCAGCAAGGGAGCTGCGTGGAATAAGGGCAGTTTCCAGAGCATTTGCCAGAACGAGCGGTACAAGGGCATCTACATTTACGGCAACGTCCGCATTGTGGATGGGATTCCTCGCATTGTGAGCGATGAATTGTGGTACAGGGTACAGGAGGCCATGAGGATGAAAAAGAATCCGGTTGGAACCCGGCACCGCGTTGGTGCGGAAGATTACCTGTTGACCGGGAAACTGCGCTGCGGGCATTGCGGCAGCTACATGACGGGCGTATCCGGCACCAGTAGAAACGGAGAGCTGCATTACTACTACACCTGCCAGAAGCGGCGCACCGAACACGCCTGCAACAAGAAGAATGTCCGCCGGGATGTTATCGAGCCCGCCATCGCACAGGCCATCAAGATGTACTGCCTGACCGATGACGTTATCGAGTGGATGGCAGATCAGACGGTCCAGTATTGGGAAAAGCACGACAATGACCTCCAGATCGAGGCGTTGGAGCAGCAGCTGGCCGAAAACAAAAAGGCCACCTCGAACATGCTGAAAGCCATCGAGATGGGAATTATCACAGAGGCCACCCGCAGCCGGATGGTTGAATTGGAGACTGAGAACTCAAAGCTGACCGCCCAGTTGAGTGCAGCCAAGAGGGATGTGGTCAAAATCAATCGGGAAGATTTGATTGACGAACTCCACATTCTTCGCAGCAAGGATATACACGACAGGGAGGTTCAGGCAGAACTTTTCAAAGACTTCCTTGTCGCAGCCTACATCTACGATGATAACCGCTTGAAGCTGGTCTTTTCCTTTATGGGCAAGGACAACAGCGTTGAAATTCCTCTGGAGACTGGGGAAGACCCGCCGGATGGTGAGGATTCGCCAGATGCCAAAATGTTCGTTTTGACTCCTGATTGCTCCACCAGAAACGAAAGCACTACACAGAAATGTGTAGTGCTTTTTTGTTGACGCCAAACGAGTGAGGGTTTAGCTCAGCCGGGAGAGCGCCGTGCATGGACTGCAAGAGGGTCACCGTGATTTGAATCGGCCCGGTAATCTCCACCAGAACGAAAGCACTACACAGAAATGTGTGGTGCTTTTTTGTTTTATCTGCCGTTCACCTTACGTCCCCTTTCATGAAAAAAGCGTTTGTCGCAGCCCGCAGGCCGTGACAAACGCTTTTTATT